ACCTGAACCGTGCGCGTCTGCCAATTCCGCCACGACCGCAAGTATGACGCGGGTTTTCGCGATTTTGCTCCGCGTTTTATTCGTTACATCGCGCATTACCGTTTCCGTTAGGCTATGCGGTAGGCTAACGGTAGGCAACCGTTTAACCGCGCAATATTTTAGTCGTGCGTACCTCGCTACCGACGGAAGTTATAATAACACGCGGACAACGTTAAGTCAAGAAAATATAGGTATGCGCGCCAGTGTTAAAATATTACAAAAAATTAAGCCGAGCGGGACATATTTTATCGTTGTGGTACACGCCTTTTTATCTCCGCCAACACGTCCGCAATCGGCCGCCCATATTTGCGCGCATGTTCCCGCGTCAGCTTCGAATTATCGGCGCTCTCATACCGCTTACCTACCGGCTCTAGCGCGTCACATACGAACGGCGCTTCGTACTCGCCTTGCGCTAACCAACACGCGATAAACTGGTATTGGCGCGTCGCCTCGAATGCCATCTGCGCGTCGGCAAATGTACGCGATAAATACGGCATCAATTTCACGTAGGTATCAACGTGCGTGTTGCGGAATATGTGCCAGTTAACGGACGCGGACAGTAACGTATCGACAAAGCCGGAATACTCGCGGAATGCGCTAAAGTCGTGAAATACGATGATCGGCGCGCATTTATACTTCGGACCTTCGCGCAACATCCGTTTCGTAAAATGAACGAGGCCGCGCGACATAAACTGGTGAGGCTCGTTGAGTACGAGAAATGTGCCGGCGCCGGAACCGCCTTGCGCGAGCTTAATTAGAAACGCGAGCATTACGATCCAATAACCGAGAAGCTGTTTTATGCGCTCAGGCATCGGAACACCGTCCGGCATTTTGCAACGTATGATTACGACTTTGCCTGCCGCAATCCATCCGTATAGATCCATCGCCGGATTATGCGCTTGGCAAAACATCGGCTTCAAAAACTCGCTGCTCGTAATCTGCCCGATGCGCCGCATGACCGGACCGTATATTTGCCCCTGCTTCCCCTCGCTCATCCTATCGAAGTCGCGCCACACGTCCATATCGAATACGTCGTCTAACTCCGCTATCTTACGCTTACGGAATGCCGCGTCAGTAAACATCGCCTTCATATCCGTTAAATCCCCGCTACACACCTTCGCCGCGTCACGCGTAAATTCCGCCGTCTGAAACTTATCCTCGTCACCTTCCGATAGTAGAAAATCCGTTAGATATTCCGCGATCACATCGGCCGCTATCCGTTTGTCCGCGACGTTATGCAATATCGTTTGTAGTCCGAGATATGGCGCGTAGGCTGTGTCCGCTAAGTTGATGTCGATAATGTCATCCGGCGATAGATGGTCGCGAATTGCGTCGGCCATGCCGCGTTGATTGCCCGCTTTATCGCGGTTGTGTTCGTCGATAAAGTCCGGAATGACCGCGCCGATACCGCGCTTGCGCTTCGCCTCGACGACGAGATTGATAACGTGCTGATCCTTACCCATGCGCGGCGACCCGTTAACTACTCGCGCCGTGTATAACTTATCCGGTTGATTCGTCGGTATATAAATCGGATGTTCCGTTCCCCTATCCGAAGCCACGCCCGCCAATATGCCGCGGTCATCAAGGAATACGCGCGGTATCTCGATTTCAACGCGCCGATTAGCCGTGAGGACGTCCGCAAACTCCGCTTGAACGTCGGCGGTTGGTAGCTGCGTTAACTTTCCGACCTCATCGACGCTCATTACGTTGGGCGCGATTTCACGTATCTTCCAGTTTCGTAAATCTTCCGTAGCTTGGCGTGCCCTCACGTTAATCTTTACGAGTTCTAGCCGATTATCTCCCGCTAAGTTACCGTAAGCGCCGGCGACTGACCGCGCAAGCATTTCGCGCTTAACGGGGTCAGCCGAAGTGACGGCGCAACGTATCGACGTTTTGAACACGGGCAGATTGCGCTTGTTTTTTGTCTGCGTAGAGAGGTCGCCGTTAACGAGGATTTCCGCACGGTCCGCGTTAGGAAGCGTCGGTTTATCGGATTGTTTGCGTTCAGACCCGCCGTGATAAAATGTGCGCTCAATTCCGGTGAGTACGTCTTCCACTAACGTTTTAGCTTCGTAAAATACGTACGTTATGCCGTTCGCAATATTACGCAGTAACCGCAACGGATCAAAGCCAGGACGGTACGGCACTCCGCCTTTATCCCACGTTTCCCACGCGTAATCCGCGAGTTTCTTCCACTTAGCGCGTCTTATCGTTTCCATGCGGATGAATAATGCTATTGCGTCGCCATCCGATAATTCGTTCGTCACTCCGAGCAAATCGCGCACCGGCGTATTCTGTTCGTTATAGCGGAAATCAAGCGAGAACATGTCGTGACGGCGATATTTAAACGCGTATAGCTCCGTATTATTATTGTCCGCGATAAACTCGTAATCGTCCGCAAGCTCAAGCGTCGACTTACGCCATTGCTCGTGGTTATTAAATTTGATACGAAACGCGTCCGCAAACTCCGCAGGCATTGCGCAGTAAAACGTAATCGAGTCCGCGGTCATTTGCGTAATCCACCAAAAGTCCGGCGCTGGCTGCGTGATGATGCGGTATCCCTCGCGCCGCGGCTTCGTGCGTGCGGAGAACAGTTCGTAGAGGGCGCGCTGAAAATTGCGCGATGACGAGTTAAGGACGGACTGGTGCGGAATGATGCGGAAGACTGCGTGTTCCGTGCGTTCACGTACGATCATTTAACTCACCACTTTAGTCCGCTTAGTATTTTTGAAGCTAATTTATCTGTTTTGGCGACTACTTTCTTAGCTGTTTTAAACCGTTTCTTATTGCGTTCTTGGCGTTTCAATCGCTTTTTCTCAATCCGGTTCCTCCGCGATTCCATATAACAACCCGCCCCTCTATGTTAATACGCGCCATATAATTCCGAACCAAAACGTGATAAACAAACGTCCGAGCCATTTTCCGTTACCAACGAGCGGCCCTACCATCATTCCAATCGCGCATGTGACGACGCCAAGCGTAATAATTTCCGGAGAGAATGCGTTAAGACTCGCGAATAAATCCGCCAATTTTCCAAAAAATAAATTCGACGCTCCGTTCTCTATTACGCGCGTTAACGGTCCTTTCCATAACTCCGGCTCTGTTACCGCGGCGCCATTAATCCGTAATATCATCGCGCTCACCCCTTTATAAAGTTCGCAGCCAATTCCGAATATCAACCGCATGGCGAACGATGATATAGCCGATGCCACCGCCCATCAAGAACTCGATCGCCTTCGTACGATTACCGAACATCCACGTTATACCGGCGTAAACGATAATTCCAACGCAGAGCCAGTCGGCAATGCCGAGCACCGTGCTGAATACGGTCGACCACGTTTGGCTACCGGCTACTGCGGATGCTAGCGCAGTTTTCGGGATTAACGCGAGATGGACTGCGGACGCCGTTTTGGTAACGAGATGCTTCGCGTTTTCTCGCGTAACGATTGAACCGTCCATAAATGCGCCCCACTCAAGCGTGACTGTTTTCATATGAATCATTCCTCTCTAAGTCGGACATAATAAGTTTAACTAATGCACAAGGAGTTGATTTTAATGTCTTTTGTTATCGGACTAATTATCGGCGGAGCTATCGGCGCGCTTACGTATCTTTTATAAAATATCGTTCATCGCGTCTGAATCGTCGTCACCTGACGCAATCACATGCGTAGCCATCGGCGCACCGCTTATTTTCGCCGTCATTGCTGCGTAAAGAACCGTTTTCACATATCCGCTAAAATTACCGACGCTCTGTAACGTAACCCATTCGTAAAGTTCACGTTGATGAGCGTTATCTACGTTAAAACTTACCGCTTTCCTAACGAAATTGTTCACGTCGTCCCACTCCCTACGCGATAGAATCCGATCGCATTCGCATATAGCGGATTTGCCATCGCGCGCGCATTAACGAAGTAATCGCGGAGTAATTTCGCTAATTCTTCCGCACGCCCTCCGCATATTCGCACGTCATCACTCGCGCTCCATTTCTTGCCGAGTTCTCCCGCGATGCGCGCGGTCATTTGACGCGGATTATCCGTCTTATTCGTATTGAAACCGAATGGTAATGTGCCGGAATCACGGTCGACATAGCGCTTATTACGCATCGTTACGTAATTGACCGTTTTACTTCCTGCGTCGATAACCCGTATTAATCCGTCGGCTGGCGCGGACCAGAATGCCCCTCCGCCTTCTACCGCAACTTTAACGTCATGTATGCGGATGACGCGCGGATCGCCATTAACTTCGATTTCCCACCGCCCGAGTAAAAGATTACGCATAGCCGCTTTTGCCTCTGGCGTATGGAGTTCAACCGGTAAGCCCGTTGTTACCACTACGTCGTCCGTTAATCCTGCGCGATGTATTGCTACTAGCGCGAGTAACCGTGTATCTGCGTGCGCTTTATCGTCCGTCATCATATAACGCCAAAACTCCGATTCATTTAGCGCCAAGTTGCCGACGAAACTGCGCTCACCGCGGAATAGCACTTCGATATCGTCGTTGCTGCGCGATTGAAGTCTCCGATCACGCCACTCGCCTACAACCGACGGAATAAACCGCGTGCTGACGCCATCAAACGATTTGACTCCGTTTCGTCCTACGTCTAATCCAATGTGGCTAACGCCCACTTCGCATCACCTCCCGTATAACGTAGGTAAAACGTATAATGCGTCACGTTTTACGTATGTTTGATGTTATGCGCGAGGGCTTGCGTAACTTTCCGCAAAAATGCCGAAAGATACGTATAAATTTTGCTAGACTCGTCCAAACTCGTATAAAAGGAGTGAGGACGCGTGAAAAAGCGAAGTAAATTCGGGAGTTATCTGGATAGGAACGGGATAGAACAAGAGAGGATACGTGAAATATCGAAGGTAAGCCGCGACACACTTACGCGAGTATGTAGTAATCCGGGGTATTATCCGAGTGGGACAACGATGAGGAGGTTAATAGATGCGGCGAGGAAATTAACGGGTGATAACGTCAGTCAAAACGACTTTTGGCCAATGTAAACGAGAAAAGGAGCGCAGTTTCTCACCGTCGCTCCCAAAGCGCGGATCGCGTAGGCGACCGCTTTACCCTAGCGTATGCGTACGGGCTTGTACATAATGCATGTCTACGATTAAATAAAAAGACCTTGCGAGCAATAAGCCAGCAGGGTCTTCCGATTCTTGCGCGTTCTATTGTTGCGGAGTAATCTCGACGTTAAACGCGATTCCGTTCACTAACGCGTATAGTACGAATAAAATTAAGATGCTTGCAACGATTCCGACTACTACCGAAGCAACGTTTTTATTTGATGTAAACATTTCCCAATAACTTAAATCCTCATCTTCCTCTTTTTTCGGTTCTTGATTCATTAATAACACCATCCTTTTTAATAGTCATTATTGACTAGAGTATACCAAAATTTTCATGTAAACATATATAAAAAGAAAAGCCCCGCCGACGTATTAGCCACGCGGGGTTCTCAACTTTTATTTTTCACCTACTAATTTAAAGTCTCCGGCTTCACTTTTTCCAATTTCGTAATTTTGAACTGTTAAAGATACTTTTGTATCATCGTCCCAAACTGGCGCACCGGACCCTTCACTTACGTAATAATCTTTTACTGCTTTTATTATGCTATTGCATTTAGCTCTTAGCTCTCTGTCCGCGATAGAATATATACCTTTACCGCTGTAGGCCACCGTCATATCAGGTTGATTACTGAGGTCAATTACAACATGCGTCAGATCATTACCTTCTTTTCCGAATCCAAACGATACTTTTTTAGCGACAAAATCATCAGTTACTACACCATCCTCAATATCATGCTGTATGGAAGAAAGTAATAAATATGATCTATATTTCTCTTGCTGATCGTTTAATGCGGTTTGATCTTTTTGAAGTTGATTATTTACTGCGCTTAATTCTGTATTTTGACTCTTTAGGTCTGATATTTCGCTATGTAACGTAAGGATGATTACAAGAGCGGCAACTGAGATACACAAAGCAAATATTGATAGAACAGCTGTTGTAATCGTAAGTGCGTTAACGCGTTGTTTTGGTTGTACCGCGGTTGACCCGTCATTTTCTGTTAATACAATCTCCTCTGAATCCATACAAAATCCCCCTTAATTAGAAATATATTTATAAATAGTTTACATCATTATGTAATAATTTGATATACGAAACAAAAAAGCGCCCGCCGACGAATTATCTACGTAATTATTTATACGTAAATTACTCGCCAACGGGCGCAAATATTCCGAAATTCATTTCGTCTTAACTGTCGCAGTCTTAGTCGCGTTATCCCACGCAATAGTGGCGCCGAATCTATCCGCCACGTCACGCAATGGAACGTACACAGAACCGTTCATAAGAAATCCGTCTTTTACCTTCGTTCCATTTACGATTACATTCGCGTTATCGAGTTTCACGTCTTCATCGTCCTCCACTGGATTCAGTATCGCTAACACCGCGTCAACTTTCGTTTTGTCCGGTATGGCTCCACTTCTGTATTGCGCGGTCGTCAATCCGAATGTCATTTCGAAATGCGGTAGGTCTTTAAATGAACGCCAGTCGCCGCCCCACGCAAATCCGAGCGCTTTGGCTTCGTCAACGACTTCAGACCAGTCCGGCAACAAGTCGAGATTACCGTCGCGCAACGTATCCCAAGATAACGTTCGACCATCCGGTAACAGTAACGCGAAGTCAACCGCAACTCCGAAGTTATGGAACGACTCCCCACCGCGCGCATTCGTAACAATCGCGCCTGGCTTCGTTCGGCCTTGCGCGTATAGTGCGTCCTGTTCCGCAATCGTGCGTAGACCTTGCGTAATAACAATCGGAATGCCGCGCGCGTACGTCCGTTCGATTAAGCGTTGAGTTGCCGATAAAACTACCGGATGTAGTCCGGCGAGCTTGCTTGCTGATTTAGCGCGTACTTGGTCGAGCGTTATCATCGTTACTCACCGCCTTTATTTTTAAGTACCGCGATAATGTCGCGCATCTTTTCCGGCAAAGGCAATCCGATCCTTCCGTAGTTTTCTACGATAGAGATAAGTTCGTTCGCGATATAAAAGTAGACTGCGCCGCTCATTGCGATGTCAGTTCCGAGCAGAACGTCCATGCGGTGTGCGAGTAAAATAACGAGAAGCATAAGTCCTTTCTTCGCGAGTCCAGCCGAACCTACCGCGCTCGATAATCCTTTTCCTTCCTTAACGGATGCCGATACACCCGATATGACGTCGACCGCGATAACAAATAGTAAAAACGACAATGATTCCGACCACCCTCCGGTTAAGTACGTTACCAACGAGCCACCGAAAGCGACTGCGCTTTTTATTACGATATCAAGTCGTTCCATGATGCGTTGTTCCCCCTTTAAATAAAAATAGCCCCCGATGATTCGAGGGCATAAAAATACGCCTAGTCCAAGAGTAGATTAACTTGCCATTATTTCATCTGCTTCTGTTTGCGTGATGTAACCCTTAGTTACGGCATTTTGTAACGTTGTTCGCTTTGTTTCCGTGTCGGCGGTATTGTACTTCCAGTATGACAAAAAATAATTGTATAATCGGCTCATATTTTATACCCCCAATACCATATTAACGGCGTCCTGCATTGCGATAACGGTTTGCTGTAAATCGGAAACTTGTTCCGTCAGCGGAGGCTGATACGCAGTAGGCGTTTGCGGTGCGCTCGGGTCGGGATACGAAAACTCTAACGCAAGTGTAGACGTATTAACACGGTATCCGCTACACCCCGCGAAGTCTTGCGCATAATCTCCGTAAGCGAGTTCGATAACTCCGACCGTAGCGGGATTGCGTTCGCTTAACGCTGTATATACCGCGAAATCTTCTTCTTGCGTTGTTTCGACGACTGCACCGGAACGCTCTCCGGTGTCAACGAGAATATTTCCGCTAGCTTTATCAAAATATATTTTTCTTCCTATTTCCATTTTGTTGCTCCTTTCTATGCGATAGCTATCCATTTCAGAGTTGTTGAGGCTGGAAGCCCTTGAAATGTACCTCCGCCTGATGTAAATGAACCTGCGTTATAATTAACGCTGCCTCCACCTTGCATACCGCCAGCAACTCCTAATTCAGTCGGCATATTACTATAAAATCCTCGGTAGGTATTGTTACCGTTATTATAGACTAGCAATCTCGGTGTAAAACTTAGTCCTGATATGGTTAAGTTACCGCTAGCGTCCGTAGTCGTCGTACCCGTAGCAAACGCCTTGCCCATCGGGATACTATTCACACCGTCGATCAAATCTTGAAAAGTTGGCGGGTTATTAACGTCGCTGACAGTACCGCCCTTTGCCTCGATAGCGTTTTCTACGCTATTCTTGCCGTCAACGACAGATTGAAAAAGGTCTGCGCTCCATGCAGACCATATACCATTATTTTTTTTCCGCTGAATATAAGAGTTTACGTAATAGTTAACGAACTCTTGTGTCACAAATAATGGATTAAGGCTAGGATTTACGTTTACATACCATATATTTCCGCCGCCTGACGGAACACTTGGGCCGTTAATTGGAGTATCAACTAGGTATCTTCCGGCGGTTACGAGTGTATTTACATCAACATTTGATAAATACATTGTAGTCCCGTCGTCATTCGTCAATTTTGCTTTCTGCCACGGCTTCGCGTCAACGTAAGATTTCGCTGAGTTTAGCGCGGTATCGGCTTTCGTCTGCGCGCCGGCCGGTGTTTCCGCTGCTGACGCTAGGTCATACGCAGTTTTAACCGCTTTTGGTGTAGCTGCTGTCGTTTCGTCTGTGCTATTTGTTGCGCTGTTTAGTTTCACAATGCCCTTCTGCGTTAGCGACGCATCAGCCGGCGGCTGTACGTTTAATTGTCCCGCAGGAACCTTCCCGTCAGCTCCTAACGTTGCGAGTCCGTTCGCCGCGCCTGCCTTTTCATCAACCGCGTTCGCGAGCGCATTAATGTCACGCGGAACGTCCGCGGTCATCGTTCCGTCGATTAACGGAAGATTAAGATTCGTTGTATTCGCCATTTATTACGCTAACCCCCTATTGTAAACGTCATTGTACGTTAATCCCGTCGCGGCAATCTGCGCGTACGTCTTTCCGCTCGCCTTTAACTCGTCGTACGAATAGAAACGGAACACGTATGTAATCGCCATGTGAGCCGGAGTAATATCGCGCACAGCCGCTTTAAGCTCGTTAATTTGCGCGGGAACTCCGTACGCGTCCACGAACGTTATAATGATTTCGTAATTTGCGGGATTCGCCGTTACGTCAACGTTCCCATTCGCATATGCCGACGCAACGTTATCGATCAGATCGCCAGTTACCGTCCCGACTCCGCGCAATTTACCCAATAAAACCTCGCGTCTTTGCGCGTAAGACTTCGTACTATCCGTCGCTATTCCGAATATGCGCTCCCACCGGTCAAGCCCCCACGTCGCTGTCTCGATAAAGAATTGCGCAAGCACATCGTAAATGTCCGCGTTTAATTGCGCTAGTTCGTCAGCCTCACGGTCGAGGACGTTGACGGCTACGCGCACCTCCTCGTAATAGCGCGGAACATAATCGTGTAAATTAATCGTCGTCATTACGTAACCGTCACCGTCCCTAATACCGCAACCGAACCGTCAGCGATAACGATATTCGCCGTTCCTCCGTTTACCGTTAAATTGCGATAGTCAACAACCGGCGGAATGTCGAGCAATACGTTTGCGATGCGCGTAATCCGAACGAGCGGATCGGCGAATGCGAGCGTTTTAAGATACGCGTTAATCCCGTCGGTGAACTGCGCTTGTACGTCCGCAAGCGTTGCGCCTGGTGCGAGGTCAACGTCGACACTTACGTCAATCGGAACCTCTACCGCGCCAACTACCGTTACAGTCGCGCCGACCGGAGCAATCCCGCGACCCGTTCCGTCCATCGTCGGGTCAATATACGTTTGGACTGCGGTAACAACCGAAGCGTCAGGCGCAGTTTTGTTATCGTCGAGCAATACGACTTTTACCGTTCCGTTTCCGTTCCATATCGGATATACTTTCGCATCGGATACACCGGATATTTCAAGCGCCCATTGACGATATTGATTCGCGTTTCCGCTAGTTGCCGGACGTTGCGCACGTTCAAGATAACGCGCTAATAACGCCGCGTCCGATTCTTGATCTACGCCACCCTCAAAATTAACCGTGTTCGTTACCGTTACAATGCCGACTAAATCGCCGAGTAACGTATTAATCGCGCCGATTCCGACATTACCGTTAGCACCCGCATCTTGCGCTGTTGCCGCGACCGATACGCTTCCTCCGCTTATCGTTACATCCGCATTCGTTACGAAATATACAGGCGCATCCCCACCGGTCGATGCAAGTGTTTCCGCGGGAATTAACGTTCCGTCCGGTCCGGTAAACGTTAAGATTCCGGTAGCCTTAACCGCAGGCTTACGTGTTAGTCCGTACTCTGCCGCGCGTCTCTCTAAGTAATCACCGTATGTTGTATCGGCAAATCCGAAGTTGAGGACGTTATCGAGTTCGACGTAAGCGCGCATAAATTCGATAGCCGCCGGCGAAAGCAAATCGTAAGTCGGCGTGCCTTGGCGTTTGTCGATGTCGGCAGGTGACGCGTCGAGCATCCGCTGTAATATCGCGGTGGCCGTTTGATCTTCATATGCCATTAAATCGTCACCTCCATCGGTATCGAATCGTCGTTAACGTCAATAAAAAAAGACACGTATAGGCGGTCGCCATCGCGTGTCAATATAAAATCTCGAACGTCATCAATGAGTTCGTTATATATTAGCGCTTCTTTAATCACTCGCGGTATCTCCGTTTCCAGTAACTCGGTCGATACGTCTTGACCGATGATGTCGTCGAGTTCGCAGCCGTAATCATCGTCATATATCGCGAACCGAAATCGCGCTGTTTTTATCGCTTTATACGCGAATTGCTTAATCGCATCCTTACCGTCAACGTACCCGCCGAGTACCCCGTTATCAATGTCGAGCGCGTACGTTTTAAGCGGTGAAACTGCGGTAGTCGCGGTATCATCAACGGGAGTGAGCGGACTTAACGCCATATTACGCGCCTCCTATCCGGTCAATAATTACGTATCGCTGACCGTTATTTATCGAAGCAACGACTATGCGGTCGCCTGCGGTAAGTACGTCCTCAAATTCGATGTCTACCGTTGCGCCTCCGCTTATCGACGCTTTGCGTGTATGTTTCGTGAGCGATTCGCATACGACGAAATCGTCCGCGTCGAGTTCGAATTTCATGTTATCAATTTGAATCCGCAGAGAAGGCGGAGGAGAAGTAACCGTCGCAAATTCGATATCGACGTCTTTGTTGTATCCGACTTTTTTAACTATGTCCTTTAGTTGACTGAATCCGTTTCCTTCGATAAGTTGATGCGCCATTACTTCCCTCCTTCAATCTGCTGAATAAGTTGATTAACTGGATTATTGCTAGATGCCGCGCCACTTGCTTTCTTCTTGGCTTTTTTCTTAGCTTTCTTAGCGGCCGCTTTGACGGTATCATCCTCGTACTCAATCTTCGGTAAATCATCCGTTTTAGACAGCGTTATTTCCATACGATGAACGCCGTTTTGAAACGAATGTCTATCCGCGTTAACGTAAAATCCGCCCACCAAGTCCGTCATACTCTCGAATGCGTAAACCGCTGCTCCTGCGACGACATCCGTAATGCCGAGCGCTTCAATCGATACGTCTTCCGTTATTTTTCCGAGTTCCTTTAACCGCTGCTTCGCGAGTTGGTCGATTTGCGATTTATTGAGTTGCAAGTCCGCTTGCTCTAAGTGCTGCATCAGTCCGTACTTATTCGCGAGCGCCGTATCTTTTGCGAGCGCAGTAATCGGATTATTCTCGTCATCTCCGCCGATAACTTTTACGGACGTCCGCATATCATCGATTGAGCGCGAACGACTTGCGGTAAGAATATTTACGCCGTCTTCGATCATCCATCGCACGATTTCGTCTTTCTTTTCGCGCATGTACAGCTTTCCTTCGCGAGAGTATACGTAGAATTTGCGTCCCGTTTGTTTGCGCGTTTCGGTTAGCGCGGTAACGATCATATCCCACAGCGTCATATTACGCAGAATCATTTTCGGAATGACGTATCCGCTATTTGCGATGTTGCCTAACGGAATTTCGAACGCTTTTGCGATTTCCTTAACGATAGATGACGCGGTCATTCCGACAAACTTGCGCGTATCTTCGTTCTTCGTTAGATAAACGTTTTCGTCATACGCGATAATCGTTGCGTTACCGTCTTGTGCGATATCATACGAAAATATAACTCCGCGAAATAGTCCGACACTATCGACGCTAAAGCGGAGTTCCTTGCCGAGTTCGAACGCAATCGCCGGCTCGTCACCGTTGTACGTGTTCGACATCGTAACCGTTAGTGTGCGGTATGGCTGCGCAACATCTCCGGACCATTCGACGCGTTCAATGAGTGGGTCAACGTAATATTTTCCGTCGTATAGTAACGAAATTGTAACGGCCATTACGGGATCACCAACTTCTGCCCCGCCTTGATGACGTTCGGATTCGGACCGATTACCGCTTTATTCTTATCGTAAATCTTCCGCCAGTCGTTACCATTACCGTAAACTTTCGCGGCAATCTTAAAGAGCGAGTCGCCGGATTTAACCGTATAAGATGACGGAACACTATGCGTATTTGGACGCGGTGCTGACGTAGTGAGCTTCGGCATAACTGCGCCACTATTTCCGCTCACTGGCGTTCCTTTTTTCGCGATATCAATGAACGTGTACTCTTTTAAACTGAGCGTATAGTAAATATCCCCGGGCTCACCGCCTCGCTCTTCGTATTCAAATGAGCGGATAGTTACCGGAATGTTAATCGGCGTACCCGTTACGATATAGCGGATCGGCTTGCCGGATTTCTGCCAACCTTCGATTAACTTTGCGCACTCCCACGGATCTTTTAAGTTCGTATACTCGCAATAGGAGGCGTTATAGTCGCGTGGAAAAAAAGAAGACAACGAAAATTCCTTCTGACGATTATTACCGATAACGGTGTACTCGCCGAGATTAGAAACTTCGATGTCTTCGTATCCATGCGTGGACGTAACGGTAATGGACTCCGGATTAACCGGCAACCATAACGCTTCCGCTCCGTTATTATACTTTAACCAAAACTGCGGTTTCTGCCGCGCCATTTACCCGCCTCCTATTTCGCAAGATGGTACGCGAGTTGTTTCGCAATACGTTCGATATCCGAGTCATTCCGTACGTGGAACGTGTTCCCCGTGATGATTACGTTGCCGCCTTTCGTGCTGCTACCGTTACCGTTGCGGTAATCGTTCGCCTCTGACCGTGTCAATACCGCTTCATCCTTATGCAGATACGCCGGAAACCGGTTATACGGAACGCGATCGAGTCCGCCTGCGTAACCCCTACCGGATGTTACGAAGTTTTTAAGTCCGCCGTATGCGTCAGTAACGCTGCCCCATGCGTTTTCGTACCACGGCTTTTTATCCGGAGCCGAGATATATCCACCTTTGACGAGCGGCTGATTAGGATTCTTTTTGGCATTAGTCGCGACTTTACTCGTTAAGTCTTGTGTGCTGTTGTATTGCCGTTCAATCTTGGCCTTGGCTTGAAGAACTGGGGAATTATCAGAAATAATTTTCTTAAACCACGCAGGTGCTGCGATACTTAATGCAACAGTTAAGCCGATCGGCGTTGGATTAACAAGTAACGCCGCGACGCCGAGCGTTGTTGCAAGTAATGGGTCATTTAAAACACTTGTTGCCATTGACTTGCCCATCGATACAGCTAGACTTGTTGCGAGTTTCGTTCCGAACGATGCAATTTGCTGTGTTCCAGATGAGTTAAGCCATGCTGACAACGCTGGTCCGATTTCTCCTATAACGAAATTAACTTTGCTTTTAAGATCAGGTAGGTTTTGAAAAGCGGGATTCTTTAAGAAGTGTGTGTTCAGATAACCCTTTGCTTTATCGACCATCCGCTGTATACTCGCTGTAATTCTTGGTGTGTACTTTGTTACAAAATCCGCCGCCGCATTAGCGAATCTCTTTACGAGCGGTAGTGTAGGCATCATACCGGCAATTTGCAGAGTTTCGAGTGCGCCCTTAAACTGCTCAACCGCCCCCGACGCGTTATCCATTTTCTTACGTGCTACGTCTAAAGCCGTAACTTTCTTCATTTCCTTCTGGAAGTTTTTAACGCCCTTAGCGCCCTCCTTGTAAAGGATGTTACCGGCACGAATCGCGTCAGTACCGAACATCGTTTCAAGCGCAAGCGACCGTTGCTGATTCGTCAGTTTCGATAACGATTTGCGCAGTAGTCCGGAGACATCTTCGAGTGATTTAATATTTCCATGCGCGTCATAAAATGCGTTCGATCCGTTCTTGGTCATTAATCCGAGCGCTTTAAACAACGAAATTTGAGTCTTGGTTTGCGGTTGGAGGTTCTGCAACATCGTCTTTAGTGACGTACCGGCGTCGGAACCTTTCAGTCCGTTATTTGCGAATAAGCCAAGCGCAGTATTCGTATCTTCGAACGTTAACCCGAGTCCTGCCGCAACGGACGACACCGCCGCGAGTGACATGCGTAATTCCTCCACGCTTGTTGCGGATGCGTTCGCCGTTCCTGCGAGAATATTCGACGCTTGCGCTGCGCTCATTCCATCCGATTTAAACGCGTTAAGCGCGGTCGACATAATTTCCGCAGCACTTGCGAGATCTAGTCCGCCAGAGGTTGCGAGGTTTAGTGCCGCGTTAAGTCCGCCAGCTTGAACGGTTGCGGGCGTTAATCCGGCTTTTAACAATTCTTCGATACCTTGCGCGGCTTCTAGAGCGGAATATTTCGTGGCAGCGCCTTGCTGGAGCGCGAGAGTCTGCATCTGCTTCATTTGCGCGTCTGTTGCGCCAGTGAGCGCTTGAATGGACGACATTTGCGATTCGAAGTTCATCGCCTTTTTAAGCGAGCTGTATCCGGCAACCGCCGCCGCTCCTGTTGCGACTGCCCCAACACCCAAAGCACCCATAGCTGTTTTTTTCGCAAAATTAGAGAGCGTCTTCAATGTTTTCTTTGCGCTTGTATCTAACCCATCAAGAGCTTTTTTTGAACTGTTAGCGCCTTTTACAAATTTTCCGAACTCATCTCGCGCGCGCCCGTTAGCAGCTACATATGTCTGCACAGCTTTTTTCGTAGTCTCAGTTGAGCGCGATAACTGTTTCATTTGTTGATCTATCTTTTTTAGCGTGGATGAAGCGCCGTTGTCTGTTAGCTTAATTTTTCCTACTAACTCATAGGACATCACTTACCTCCTTCCTGCGCTAACCCTTCGCGCTCTCTCGCGACGTTCCGCTTCTTTTTGTTCCTTTTCTTCTTCCTCGAAAACTAAGAGCATCGAGGCAAACATAAACATTTGGTGTCGCTTTTCTTTCGCGTAAACTTCGTCAGGCGGTATATGATGTCGTTGGAATATCGCGTGCAAAAGTGCCGGAATCCCTCCCGCCTTTATTAGTTTTTTGCTTCTTCGATGAGTTCGTCTTCGTTCCCAAATCCGGATAAATCGAGAACCGCTTGTAACACTTTCGCAATCTCGCCGGGCAGAAGCGCTTTAGTTACGCAGTCAGCTTCGTCGGACGCGCCGTAATGTTGAATCAACGCTTTATCCGAGAAATTAGGATCAACGCAGCCCTTCGCGATAAGAAGCGCGTTAAACATTTGCTCATCTGTTTTCTTCTCGCCTTTTGCGTTAGGTAATGTTGCGCGTTCACCAACTCTGCGGAGTTCTTCGTTAGTCAGCGCTCTAACCGTGAAACTCGTTTTCAAACGCGAGATATACACTTGCGATTCAAGTTCGAGTGTCGCGCCGAGTAATGCCTCTAAACCTTTACCTGCATTTTTAGACATGTATAATTAACCTCCGATTGTTTTCGATAATTAAAAAAGCGAGCCGAAGCTCGCTATTATTGCGGTCTAATTGCGTCAAGAATTTCGTATCCTGAAAATACAAAAGTGAACTCATTTTCTACGATAGAGCCTACTTCATAATTGACGACTGGGATGTTATCGAACGTAACGTTCTTCAACCGAACGCGATACGCGCCGAATGATTCCGGATCGTCAAGTTTCACGACAAGTTCCGTTACGAACGGAGAACTCATGTCGTCGGTTACTTGCGCCATTTTTTCGATCCATTCGGATGTGACCATATAGCCGCCGAGTGAACCGGAGCCTTTTAGTGTTGTTGTTTTGTTACCGAGCCAACGTGTTCCGGCGAGTTTAATTTCTTCCATCCCGATTTCGATGTTCGCTTCGACTTTCGTGACATTTGTTAGCCAGTTGCCGTCGACATCGTAAGCGAAACCGTAGTTGCCGCTGATTACCTTTTTCGCGTCCATTGGGCCTGCCATCTATTTTCTCACCGTCCTTAGATATTGATTGTCATTAACACGCGCTCGATGCTGTCTACTTCCGTATAACTAATTTCAAGGAATACGGAATCGCCTACGCTTGGTCTTTGCGAATCCAGCGCAACAACCGGCGACGTCAACACGTTATCGACCTCTAGCTGTTCGAGATACGCTTTAATCGCGACCATTAACGTTGCTTGGCCGTCCGCATTATTGTTGAGTTTTCCGATGTAATTGTCCGCAGCAGTCTTCGCAATGTCGTACGAGATCGCTTGACGTGCGCGAATCGAACGGATTTTCTTACCGGATGTGACGATACCTTGTTCTAATCGAACTTTCTCGCCATCGTTAACGAATACAAGCGATCCAGCCGCAAGTGCCGCGGTAACTTGCGCGTTAGTCAGCCGTTTAGTAACGTCATCGACCGGAAGTACCGTGTATGTCGTCGACCGATTAATCGCGGTTCCTGCGATAAGTCCTGCGACAAATGGCGCGTATTGTGCGGAAGTATACGTGCTGCCACCGACAATTACCCCGTTAATCAAGTTAACGATATAGTCGTCTTTATTTAGCGTTGAGCGCGCGTTACCCAATGTTGGGTCTGCGTCATCAGTTGCGTCACCGCCGATAACGACGATGAACTTCTTACCGGCGTCGCGGTTTGTGGCTACCCACGTTTTAGTTGCGGCTTGTTGCGTATCATCGCTTTCACCGTCAAATACGAAAACGTTAAACGGATAGGCGTCGAATGCTGCGCGCATATCAACGTAATCTTGCGTTAATGGATTCGCGGGCATCGTGTAGACGAGTACTTGCTTTGCACCGCCTTGAAGCGCGAGTAAAATCGATTCAACGTTATCGACTCCGAATAGATCGGTTGCGTCCTTTTCCGTTTCAACCGTGTAGAACGTTTTTGTCGCCGCTGTACCTGCGTAAGTCAAGAGCGGAATAGCGACAATACCGCGAGCGCCGCCGCGAATTTGTGCAGCCGCAGCTTCTACAAAGTTAATGTAGATGCCTGGGCGCGTTGGAAGCGCGGTTGGGTCCCATGAAGCTCCTGGCATGTAATAACCTCCTTATAAATAAAAAGAGCGCTCCATTTTGGAACGCCCTTCTTTATGGTTGTTTGACTGTCACGTTGTTGATTTTTGGATATGCCGTTTGGTCACGCGATTCACGAGTGCTTGTTGCGAGGATTCCGATCGATACGAATAAGTCGTTATCCGTTTTCACCGGTTGCGAAAATGAGAATGACTCGATGCGGATATAATCAATAGAGTCCGCTTGGTATAACGCACGACCTAACGCGTCCATTTTCGGCATAACCTGTTCCGGCCATTGCGCAAAGTAGACGATTTGATATTCGCGGTCAATCCGGTAATGGTAGCGTGTTTCATTCTCGCGTTCTTCCGATAGAAAACGGACATAGAACGAGTTTGCCTTCGGAACTGCCGGAATGGTTTGCTTGCCGGTCGTAGCGTCCGGAAACTGCGCTTTAACGAATGACTCTATCGCAATAATTTCGTCGTTTAACGCCAACTTACCACCCCATTCCTTTCAATTCCGATTTAATTTCGTTCTCTATGTCCGCGAGCCATTTCTTACCGTTCTGTTGCGCAGGAATATCGAGGAACTTCTTCTCCGTTCCAGGAGCGCGAAGGCTCTTACCGCCCGCGTCTTCTTCGTGAATATAATAAGCGTAATTAAAACGCCCTTTACTCGATTGAACGACCGCATTCGCCGTAATTTCACCGGTAAATTCGTTTCCATTACGCTCAATCTCGCCGACCGTAATCGACCGACGTAACGTTCCTTCGTCTAATGGCGCAATGTCTACGGACTCACGTTTCCACGCATCGAGCGCGTCGTGCATTCCGCGTTTTGCCGCTTCTTCAATAACGTCCGCAGATCCGTCAACTAAACGCAACAGCGCGGAGACGTCAAATTCGAGTGCTTCCGCCATCAAACGTACACTTCCGTCAGTATCGGCTTACCGTTAAGCATCCGTCTAGGTTCGATAGCTAGCGGTTTTCGTGCGATCGTAACGCCCAATTCGTTCGTGTACGTTATAACGTCGTCGTACGAAACGTCCGGTAGCTTATCGAAAATAATCGTCATGCTCGAAACGGCTTCTGCTCCGAATTGATTGATGACTACGCTAGTCTGTTCGGTAACGCGCGCCTTGTACATAACGACCGCGCCGGAATCGGTGTGTCCCCATCCGGAATCCGCGCCAGCCTTCGTAACAGTGACCGTTTGCTTTAGCGGAATTATCGCCATTACATCGTCACCCACTTCGTCGCGCGCTTCGAAAGTGTTACGCCGTTCGCGTCACCGATAAGATCGAGCGCTGATTGCGGAATAAACTTGCGTAAATCTGCGCCAACTCCGTTTACGAACGCGTCTTTAAAATTGAACGAGCCGACTTTATCAACGGTAAATCCGGTTAATCCTTGTTGCGCCAGCTTATTCGTGTCGTTAAACGCGACAACTAAAGTATTCGAGAACTCGTACACCGCTTCGTCTGGTATCGTATATTGCGAATAGGCGCGGGTAAGCGTGTTTTCAGCGACGTTTAATATACGTTGTTTTTTCGCTGTATCTGCGTCCGTCCAGTCGTCAATATCGATACAGTTTGCGTTGATATAAAAATCCGCGAGTGCTACCGAAATAGCCAATCGGACCACCTCCGTTATGTTTCGGAGGGTGCGCTCGTTGCTTTGCGTTGTTTAGACGCAGGCTTTTCGGCTAATTCCTCCGTTTGTTCTTTTACCGCATCAACCAACGCATCAAGTACAGCGGCTTCATCTGCGTTGTCGGTGCGGTACTCACCGTTTCTAAATCGCCTCAATTCGCCATTAACGTAAAAGCCGAGTTCGGCGTAGCGTGATGTGTACGTAGACATTCGTTACCTCCGTTAAAAGAGCCCGCAAACGCAGGCTCGTGATTGGGACTATTACGCCAAACCTTTGATGCGCGCGTGAGCTTTTTCTTGACGGAACTCAAGCGTGTACTCACCGACCAAGATACCGCGAGTGTAGTCGCCTTGCTCGCCGAGGTATTTGTGGAAGAACTCGCGGCCTGCCAATGGGCGGATTGCCATACGGTTAACGTCCGTGATGATAGCCTCTTTAGCGTCAAGGTTGTTATTCAGTACGATTTCGAATTGACCGAAGTCAGATACGAAATGGTCAACCTTTTGACCGCGGCTGTTTTCGCTTTGCGCGATCAGGATTTTATTAGAGTCGAGTGCCGAGATCGCACGTTTTTGTTTCGCGCCGACTATGATCTTGTAATTTCCGCCGGAGGCGAAGCCACCTTTTTCGTAGATGGATTGGAGAGCGTCGTTCAGCTTGCCGCCGTCAATGCCTGCGCCAGCCGCGTCAGTCACGTTTGTTTGAATAAAGTTACGAATACCGCGCATTTGACGAACGTTACCGTTTTGATACGCCACACCGTTGATTAGCGCTTTTTCAAGAGACAGCGCGAGTTCAACTTGTTTCTTTTGTTTTTCGTACTCGTATAAGTCGCTGATTCCGTATTGCGTAACAGCTTCAGCAGTGCCGGTGATTTCTACAGAGTCGTCGAAGATTTGTGTGTAATTCGAAACGCTATTACGCGCCTTGAAGCGTGCAGAACGGGCGTCAGCTCCCTCGGTTCCTTCTACGAATTGAACTTCGATTTTAGCGCCGTCAGCGATCGCAGCAGCCGTTGTGCTTGCGTAACCACGCGTTACAGTCAGCGTTTTAGTGCCCGTATTAATTGCGGAAACATACAGCAACTCGTCTCCGATTTTCACAACGTGACCGACGCGGAACGGTTCTGCGTTCGCTACGACAACGGAAGTGTCAGTCGCGAGTTTAGCGCCGACAACCGTAGAATCGTCGCCGAACATTTCGTCTTCAAACCATTGATGCGATGTTTGCGTTACCGCATCGGAAAATCCGATAAGGTTCAGGAGTGGCGTTTGGTGCGGATTAAGCAACAGGATTTCGTCTACTACGGACAGCTTCTTACCGATTAGATCAGTCGTATAAATTCTTGGCATTTAAGTGATTCCTCCTAGTTTTTGTTAAAATAAAAAGGCCGTCCCGTTAGGAACAGCCTTTAACTCTCAAGTTTAAGTTTCAGTGCCGCGAATGCCGCGAAGTCTTCCGGTTTTCCGGTTCTGCGCGCCTTATCACCCGCTTCTTTCAATAGTTGCTCTTTCGTTTTCTCCTGCGGTTCCCCTCCGCCACTAGCGCCACCAATCGGTTTCGGCTTCGCTTGCTCGGCGAGATACGGATGTGCGGCGATTAGCGCCTTTACCGCGTCCTCTACGCCTTGGGGGTTGCCGTCGTCATCAACTGTAATCGCGCTTAAGTCAGCCAATTTTAATGCAGCGGCTACGCGATCAGCCGGAATCTTATTCTCGTGCGCGAGCGCTCTAAACTCTGCGTTAATCACGCGTGTATTAGCGGCAGTTATCGCGGTTGCTCCGCGTTCGTCCGCTTCTTGCGCTTTCTTCCGTGCTTCCTCTAACTCCGCTGCCAACCGTTCGGCCTCGGTTAGTTCCGCTTTCTTACGTTCTTCTTCCGCCTGTTCTAGCGCGGTCAATTTCGCTTTGATATCGTCATAGTCCGCAAACTTTTCGGTCTTCTTACGTTCACGCGCGAGCCTATCCGCGACAATTTGGTCGAGCTCCGCTTGAGTAAACGTCTTGTCCTCCGGTTCTGCTGGCGGTTCCGGTATTGGCTCCGGGTCACCTTCCGCGAAGGTTTGCAGATTCAATGCGTATCTATAATAGTGAGATTGTTCGTTTTTCATTTCGTATCCTCCCGCGTTTTAACGCCGCGTAGCGCATGGTTTCCGCAGAGTTTAACGTCGTGCCGCGTCTGGACAAAATAAAAACGCCTAGAGCATCGATTCAGGATCGCGCACTGGCGAAACAACATGTTTACAATTGGGGTGAAAAATTTGCCTGCGAGGTAAATCGCCAATATACGGGTAATCTCCGGGGGCGTCCGGAGTTAATTTAATGACCCGCCCCTCCCATAATTGACAGTCATCTTTAGCGCCATGTCGCGATATGACTCCGTATTGAACATCGCGACCGAGCGCTTCGTTAATCGTTGCGTCAATTTGCGTTTGCATCATTTTCGTACGCGTCATCATTTCAACGTAAACTTCCGGTTTCCATCGTCGTCCGGCCGCGTCAATAAGTCCGGTATTCACGGAGTCGCCGAGCGTCTTGCGCATTTGCGTGAGTATATCGCGGCTTATCGTACGCCGACCGTTAATGCCCGCCGTCATATTCGCACGAAACGAATCGGCGGTCGCTTGGCGGACGGCGGCGCGAACTTTGCGGTCGACGTTCTGCGTTACCGCAAGTAAATCCGCCTGCGTATCCGCAACGGCTGACGCAACCATTTCGCGATTGATGCGGTTAAACTTAACGATTTTCTGCGCTTCCTCAACCGTTTTGACTACGCCAATATCAATGAGTGTGCGGATAATTCCGTCGGTCGCCGCTTTCGGGATGTTCGCCTTAACCCACTGCGCCGACTCTTCGTTAAGTGACGATAATATTTTCGTAACCTCCGAAAGTGCGACCTGTGCGTTAGCGCGCGATATTTCCGATAGATCGAGGCGGTTTAACTCCGCTAAAATTGCGGTAATTGCACGTTTATACGCGTCAACTAACTTCGCGACGTCACGGTCGTAATTAGGCTCCGTAATCATCCGTTACCACCGTTGAATATCGAACTATCGACCGTACCGTTTACGCGTTGCTCATCCGCGTCGATACGTTTGACTATTTCCTCCGCTTGCGCCGCGCTAACTCCGTCGAGCTCTTTAATCGCGTCCGCCACCGATTGTGTCGGCTTATTACCAGTACGGATTTGCGCTACTTCTGCGGCCTCTTTAGGGTCCTGAGGTACGCCATCGCGCCATCTGATTACGGGATAAACCGGAGTATAAGGTTCCCATCCGGCCACGCCACGATTAGCGTAGTTTTCGAGCTGCATTACGGTCCAAATTGCGTCACGGAGAGCGCGGTCAACGTGCGCGCGTATCCGATTGACTTTCGCTAGTATCGGCATAAAACGCGCCTTAATCGCGCCGGAATCCGTGTGCGACGTTCCCGTTCCGCCTTTATCGTTGGCAAGCGTAGTGCCGAATAACCACTGCGGCGTTTCGCTCATCTGATAAACGAGGCCAAGCAGGATATCGAGCTCTTTGAACGCGGATTCGAGCTGGCCCTCCCACGTCATATAGCCCGGCGTTGGATCGTCTTTTTCAAGCGGAATGTATCGGCCGCCCCCGCGCACCTTGTCGCCACTATCCTCGATGTCGCCTGGTCCGTACATCCACGGATCACTATGCTTCCAAAGGATGTAATCGATCTGCACGAGCCGTTCGTTAATCGCGCTCAACACGCTTTCTATCTTCTCAACTCCGCTGATACCTTCCCACCGGTCATCAACCGATTTATACGGAATGTGGTGGACAAGTAAACGGTCGGTTCCCGTTTCCTCTACGTCAGACTCGCGTCCGGTATCGACCTTCTCCTCGATGTAGTATGTGCTAATTGGTACGCCCCACTCCGAATCAACTCCGCGTTCCGAGAGTTTATATCGCTCATATACGATGTATCCGGGAATGTAGCGCTCAACGTTGAGATACGGCGTTGCGGTTACGGGGCTACCCGTCAACCATTGCGTAATTTTTCCGCCTGTCTCCTCAACCCACTCGATCCACGCGATGTTAATTGCTTTAAACTTCTTACGCGAGCCAACGGATAACTCCGGAAATACAATGTTTGCCGGTACCGCTTCGATAATCGGCTCTAGTGTCACGTCCACGTCCAATCCGAGCGCTTCCGTCTCCGACGTATCGGCGCGCGCCCCGTAGCGCGATTTAACGAATGAATCACCGCGATAGCCACCGCCGATAACGAGTTCATGCGTCATTTGCGTTAGGTCGTTTTCCTCAACGATTGAGTCGAGTCGTTCCTGTTCACGCGTTCCCGGACCGGTTCCGGCTTCGTAAGTCGGCGGCTCTCCCGTGAGCAAATCGGCCGGCTTCGTCAGCAAGATGTCCATAAGATTCACCGCGATAAATAACGTTTTGAGCTGCGATGCGTGCGGAGTATCCTTTAACAGCGACGTCGCTCGTTCGTATATTTCCGCGTGTCGTCCGTCAAAGATAATACGGCCGCGTTTATAGCGTGCGAGCCGCGGTATATGACTAGCCGGAGGATATTGCTCTCCGACATCGAATAATTTAGCCAAGATTGCGTCCCTCCTTTCGTTTAAGCTGCAATTTCTCTAGTGTTTATTTCCGCTAAGACTAAATCGACGCAGGCTTCAATACTTGTGTTGATTTCACGCTCCCAAAAGCGGAATAACGTTAGTCCGCAGGCGGCTATATACGCGTTTTTGGATCGATCTCGTTTAACCACGTCCGGTTTTGTGTGCCAGTAGTCCCCGTCGCATTCAATTACAATTTTGTATTCTGGTAGATAAAAATCTAACGCGAACTTATTGCCTAGAATGTATTGCTCCTCGAATGCAATTTCTCTCTTAGTCAGCTCGTTGGCCATTTTTATTTCTATAGATGTCTTCGCCGTTTTGACTTGTGTCTGTGCATAAAGCCTTGCGCAGTTGTGGTCGCAACAGGCTTGCTGTATTCCGGCCATAATCCGCCGGTACCTATACGGTGGTGTGTTATATGTCTTGCTGCAAATAATGCAGGTTACCTCTCTCCACCCACCTGCCCATCTGCCGTTTCGTTCGCCGTGTAATGACTTGCGTGCTTCCCGTGTGGCTACCATCTTTCTAACGGATTCAGCCATTTCTTCGGTAGTTCGATCAGATGTTAACTTGCCGTGAAATGTTCCGCCAAAATTTGGATTACCTTTTCCTACCATACATTGTGAATGATGTAAGCTCGCACATTTCCTTGAGCAGAAAAACCTTGTTTTTTGCTCTCGAACTCGCTTAATGAGATAATATAAGTTCTTTGAAAATTCTTTTCTACAGTTATGACATAGTAATGAGACATGTAATTTTTTCCTGTCCAATGCTACACCCCCTCGATGATTAATCAGTAGGCCCATGAAGGTTTTTGTCTTATTTGTCGTTTGGATTGGCTACAGATGCTTATTGATTGTTCTAAGGCATCTGGCAAGTCATCGTGGCTCCCTGTTCCATACGTCTCAAACTGCTCGAGCAACAGCGCGTGTTTCCGCGTAAATTGAATAGCGCCACTCTCGATATCCGGGAGCAGCGCCTCTATACGCAATTCCTTACGCGACCTTTGATGTATCTCTTTAACGCGCGTCCTAGCCGGATAGCCTGCGGCCTGTAGCGCTTCTTTTAGTTTCTGTACGAAAAACTCTTGCGCCGCCTGCGCTTCGGCCGCGATTGCATTCGGCTGATAACGCAGCACCTTATCGGTAATCACGCGAATAAACTCGTCAGGCTTAACGCGCTCGCCGTACGCGTCAATAACGTACTTGGTACCGGTCTCTTTATGGCGCGCGATTGTGACGATTGCCGAATAGTCACCGCGCGTTTTACCCATCGCGAAGTCTACGCCCATGAATACGTCAAACTCGTCCATCGGGCGCGGATACTGCGATAAGAGATCGCGAATCGGCTTATCGTCCCAATACGTAAATTTCTCCGGATTAAATATCATCGATTCCTCATCGACCGGATTATTCATATACTCCGTATTGAACGCTTTCGAACCGTTGTCCCATTTCCACGTCATAAGTTTCCAAATCGGCTGTGCTTCCGGCCACAATACGCGAGCACCGCGATCCATTTCCTCGCGGTTCAACTCGTATAGCTTGCGTGCGTCTTCGGCGCGCTCCGATACGGGACGTTCCCTGTCCGCGTATACGAGTCGGCACGCTTCCCATAAGTCCATCCGCTCGGGCCACTCGATAATCGCGCGATATACGCGGCTCTTAAAGTCCGCGCGGTTATATAACACGTTGACGAGTAGCGCTTCGTGATGCACCGTTGTCCCCATGTAAACGAAAGCCGTCCGTTTCCCTTTCGGATCGCCAAGCGGCACAACAGTCTGCGAGAACCAGTCGCGCATCTTCTTCCGTAGTTCGGGCGTCGCGGCATTCGATTTAATATCTTCGAGATCGTCACATACGATTAAGTCCGGCCGCACACCGTTCCAGTTACGTCCACGTAGCGCTTGTCCGGTCGACGCCGCCTCAACTTTCGTGAGTAATCGCGGCACTCCGGATTCCTGCGGTTCCCATGCGATAAACTCGGACGAATTATCTTTCGGATTCTCTTGCTGCTTCGGAGACAATAAAGGACCGAAGTCGCGGCGCAGCTTCTCGTTATGCTTAAGCTGTAGCGCGATCCAGTCCAAGTTGCCGCTAGACACGGCCGGCGTCTCCGATATGATGATTTCGTATTTACGCTTCCGGTACACAATTTCGCGCAACGGAAACGCCTTCGATAGATACGTAGATTTAGCGTGAGATCGCGGCGCCGCCACCGCTACCTTATCATTTGTCTTAACGTTGCTCACGCCGTCCATTATGGCGGCAATTTCACGGTGAAACGAAGGCGCATCCGCGACATCCGTAATATCGAATCCGTCCCAGTTGCCGGCGTTGCCCGGATTACGCGCCTCCGAAAAGTATTCGAGAGCGAACGCGATCAAATCTGTCTCGGCTTCGTTAATCCTCGTTAAGCGCTCATACTCCGCAAGCTGTGCGTCAACGTCCGCCGCGTCTTCCGTTGATAAATCGGCAATATCTACGCCGTCGAGCGCGTCGAGTAGCGTTGCGATTTCGTTGATGCGCGATTCGCGGTCAGGTCGCGTCAGCCACTTACCGTTAACCCATGCGATAGATACCGCCTCCCTTCATTTTAGCGTGATTTTAACGTGAAATTAGCGCAGTTACCCGCTGACGGGTGTGTTCGTATACCCTGCGTGATAACTCCGCTGATTTCACGGTGATTTTAAGCGGAAACTCTCCGCAAGTCCAAACGTTATTTTTGATACGCGGATTTTCTCTGCGCCTAAAACGGCCTCTCGAAAGAGGGGCCTTGGGGGTCACGCACTTTAACGCATTAACGCAACCTACATGTGCACAAAATATATGTTTTGTACAATAGTCTACGTACCCTCCGAAATCCCCGAACCCCGCGCCACGTCTACGTTCTCGGCGCTCACCCTTCCGTAGTCGACACGCACATGTACGTCAATTATACGTTTATGCATCGTTTATACACCGTTTATGCATAGATAATGACGTATTGAAGCGGAAAATTTGCGGAGGGTGTGCGTCCGAGGCGCGCAGTAGGTAAAACGTACCCTACGTGAAGTGACGTGCATACTTATTAGACGTGTATCTTCATTATATGCGTTAAATTAACCGTCAACTTCACGTTTACTCTCTTTGAGCGCGCGTAACCGAGCAGCCAGCGCATCCAAGTCCGGCTCGCTTGTTCCCTTATTTTCTACCTCAACTTTATCCGTTAACATACCGTTTACCTGTAGTAGTAGCTTCGCCGCGGCTGCATTGTGTTCCTTAATTACCGCGTCTGTTAGACTATCCATTACTTCCGGAAGTCTTGCGGTCGTCTGACGGATAATCTCCTTTTTCAATTCGCGGTCAAATAGCGGATCTTTTATCCAGTCATACACGGCACGGCGGCTAACTCCGCACTCTTCCGCGATCTCATCCATCGTCTTACCTCCGCGTTTAGGCAACGCTAGCCACTTGACTGCGATCATGTGGTGTGTCTCCAACCGTTTCAGCACCGTATTCACCTCCGTATTTTAAATAAAGAAACGCGCCAATCATCCGTTCAAGCACGACGGACAAGTAGCGCATATATTAATCAGCGTTAATCAATACGCGAACAGGTCCGTAATCGTCGATAATAACGCCATCGTTACCGCAGATATAAACGTTATCCTCCGGACCATACACGATCTCCCGTACGCCTGTCCTGCGTGCTAACTCGCGGTGTAAATCCGCAGTAGATACTTGCGATAAATCAACGCTCATAACGCAGTCCCTCCGTTCTTCTTCCGGTTGCTGTCCGCAACCTTTACGCGTGGTAACGTATTTATTGAGGTTTGCCTACATGAGGTACTTCTTCGAATATGCTTCATGATACTACATAGACATCTTGGCTCGGGCTTTACCCCTCCCCAACTCACTCATTAGCATGAGTTCGTACGCGACAAAAAGTATTATTAATATCGTTCTTATTTGGTCCGCGAGGTTCATGAGCGTAGCGAATTAACCGAAGCGGTAATGTTTTGTTTGTTCTTACACGTTTGTTATTACACGTTTATTCTTCTTTACCGTCACTCTCCGGTGAATTAGGTAATTCACTCTACAGTGATTTAGGTAATTCACTCTCCGGTGAATAACGATATATCTCGTCCAAATTCCGCCGAATCTCCTCGTCAGTCAGCGCGGAATAATACTGCGGATAATACAGCTTATCGCGCTTGTTCGACGTATAATCCATCGCAGACTTCACGAGTCCGACCGCTTCCAGGACGTCGCATAACCGCTTGACCCGATTTCTACCGATACCTGTTTCGTCCGCGATACGCATTACCGAAGGGAACGCGCTCATATACCGATCGTTGTCCGGCTGCCCGTTAACCATCGATAGCAGGTACGTATACAGCGTAACGATATGTACGTTAGCCTTATCGTACTCGCGCGCAATAGGCACGATCCTGCGAAATAAATCATGCGGAACCGGAGCGTAAAAGCCCCGATCCAGACATTCCGTTTTCTTGCGTGTCGATTCGCTTGCCAAACGCTGAAATTGTTCGCCCATACTCCAACACACTCCACTCCACGTTAATATTATTTACTCGCGTCATACTCATCTAAAGCGCGTTTAACCGCGTCATCTTTCGCAAACAGCCAGAACCGTCCGCCTGTTTTTTCGTTGATACCCACGCAGATATATCGAATGCCCTTTGTTCTCAAGAAGTGAAACATTGATGGCGAATAGCAGTATAAGTAAACGTTACTCATCTTAATTCCTCCCATGACCGTAAAGGTTGACGAAATTTCGCGATGTTCCGATTTCGCGTTCCTCACCGTTATCAAGAACGGCTCTCCCACTCTCGTTTATCTCGATTACTTTTCGTAATGATTTCGATTTTCCCCAATACGCCAGACTGACGTGTGTCGCTGATTTCGCTATGCTGACCGCATCTTTCTTGAACCGCGCGAAGATGAACATCGGTTCGCCTACGTTGTTAATAAACGAAAACAGCGGTTCTTTTTGTGGGACAATCCACTTCTTTCGCAGCATATCGTTAATCATATCGCGAACAATTTCGCGCACATCCTCACGGCTCAGCCCGTAAACCTGCTTCGGCGAGGTGCGTCTGGATATCTCTATCGCAGCTTTGGTCAGAAATCGTTCGTATACCTCATCACTTAGTCCGAGAATAATTTCGAAGTCTACCTGCGTTTTAACGTAATGCTCCACGTATAAATAGAAAGATGTTCTTTCCGCCATCACTCCACCACTCCATTTATTTTTTTTTTTATTATTCGCCGCTTATAACTCGCGCAATGCCCCGTAAGGGAATGAGCCGCGCAATGGCGGCCTCAGCTTAATTTTTATGGGTTCAATTATATAGCCAGCTAAACACTAAAATTATAGGTAATCCACAGTAAATTACCTTAAAGTTCATAATTTGTTCGTATATTGTTCCCCTTTACTTAGTAAAGTATTTGAGTATAATAAAAGTATAAGATAAATCAAAGGAGGAATTAAACGATGCAAAACGTAATGAAAGAGGCGGTGGTGCTGGCAAGAACATATGAGGGTGACTGGGTTGCGCGTATGGCGTTAGCATTAAAAACGGTGTGGGCTAGAATCAAGGAGGGTGTAAAGAAAGTGAAAGCTACGATCGATATTAGAGTTGCTCGCGGAGGCCGTGACTATGTTGCGAAAATTGTTGGTCCTCATCGTCAATATAAATTAGATCGTCAATTCTTAGCCGCAGACCGCGAAGAATGGAATAAGAAAGGTTCCGCCGGACATGAGGAATACGACGTCGAGGACGGTTACTACGAAAAATCAGAATTGGGCAAGAAACGTTATATGAAAGTCGAAAACGGAGCGGCTAAATATATAAATCTTGAAGAAGTTCAATTATGGGCTGCTAAACAACCTTATCGTGAATCTGATATAGACTTCGGTGGAGACGCTACATACGAATTTGGTAATGATGTAACTGGATCGGCTGAATAAATACACGGCGGCCATAGTGCCGCCTCTAAAAAGGAGTGAGTTCTCATGTATAAACAAGTCTTATTTAACGCAATTGTCCGTGGTGGCAAAGAAGCGCGGCGAGCAATTTTTACGGAAGTAACTAACTTGAAAGTGAGCGGATATACCGAAGCTGATGAGTTTTTCAAAGAATTTGATTTAGAGATGCGTTATCACGTGCCCGAAAACATCGTAAGCGATTGGGACGAACATCTGCTGTTTCATAAAATAACGACTAAACTTAATGAGCTAACAACGAATATATTAGCAACGTACAACAATGACGAATACTCGGTATATGCCGCTATTGACGATGATAAAGATGATTATAGATTCATTCTCGATTCAGAAAAGTTAGAGCAAACACTTAGTAATCTGTCAGAACTCAATGCAGGAGTGACTATTGATCAAATCATTGATGCGCTTGTCGTTATCGACGAAAGTAAAGTCAAACAGAAATATTATAACTTAACATCTTTTGCAGAAGCTCTCGGAATATCGAAGCAAGCACTCTACGATCGGTTTAAACGTTCACAGAATCCGAATAGCCGTACTGATTTCCCTGATCCTGACTTTTATGCTCAAGCAAACGGAAAAGCGCCAATGTGGTCAAAAGAACGAGTGCAAGTGCAACAATACATCAATAAACATAAGAAATAAGGGTAAATAAACTTAATGAATAGGGGAGTGTATTAGAATGGCTAAAAAATTGCTGAAATGCCCGTATTGCGAATCTGATTTGGAGCTTCATCATAACTTCACAGGCGCAGATTGGGATACAGTTAAAGGCGAAGGTTCGGGTTATGGATGGGTACTCTCATTAAAATGTCTAAACGGAGACTGTTCAAGGGTTTACCCACTTGTACATTCAAAAGAAATGCACTCTATCAGCGTCGTTAAAGAAGAATATCGTAACTTTAAGAATTATAATCTATAATGCCGCATTTGAATATGGTGAGTACATGCGGAAAGTAAAACGAGCGAATACCCGAAATAAGAAAAAGACCCCGCCAGTTAAGGCTGGGTCTTCACCGATTCTTTCGGATTGCACTCGCGGTGCCTCCGCAGTGTTACCTGTATTATAAACAATATTGGGATAAGTTGTAAATAATTAATAAACTTACGCCGCAGCCGGAAGACTTTCCGCAAGCCCTTCGTAATATTCCGCCACAATCTGATCCTGCCACGTAAAGTCGAACGTGCTGACGAACTCGCCGCGCCACTCTATTTCCTCGCCGGCTCCGAGCGTTAACTCGTTCCAACGGTAAGGACCGCCAGTATACGTATAACTCGCGTCACGATAGCCGTCACAACTTCCGTTCCCATGCGAGAACATAAACGCGCTCACGTCTTTCACGCTATGCCACGACGGGATATGCGGATATAAGTTTTCACGCGTCAAATTATCGTCCGTAAAATCGTTGAGCAACTCGTCAAGCTGCGTACGTCCGTCGCCCCACTTATCCGTAGATTTTCCGTCTTTATCGTATCCAATATCGGTAATCTGCGCGAAGTAGGCCGGCGGCTGTCCTACGAGAAACTTGGCGTCAAAGTCCGTTATATCTTCGTGTCCTCCGCGTTTAAAATTAGAACTCCACTTCGTTGTCGCGGACGGTATGAGCGGAGTTACCGGTGGCGCCTTGCGTACGATTAATATTTGCGTAGGTATCGTCGTGCCGGTTAATGCGAACGTCTCGCCGGGCAACATTACGGTCGCAACGTGCCAACACGTCGTGTACAGTAGCTGGCGCACTTTTTCCGCGTAATTTGCGTAGTTTATTCCCATCGGCAACACAAACGCAATATATCCGCCAGGCTTGGCCGATTTAATCGCGAGCTCAATAAACGCGGATTCCGATTTCCCCTTCGCGCGCCCTTTCGTTACCTTGAGCGTCTCATAGTTGTCCGGAAGATCATCCGCGGCAATATCGATTGTTACGCCGTACGGAGGATTTCCGATCACATAATCGTAGTAATCACGTAGCGCGTGACGAAACGCATCGTCATTAATAACGTTGGCGTGCGGATATAAGAGCGACGTTACCTTAGCGCTGATCTCATCGAGTTCTAGCGCCGTAACCTCCGCATCTTTCGGCAGGTGTTCGATAAATACACCGCTACCGGCCGATGGTTCGAGAAAACGCGAGCCCTGCGGAAATGACCCGCCGGATAGACCGCGTAAAGCCTCGATAATAAACCGCGCAACGTGAGTCGGAGTGTAAAACGCCCCTCCTGCGTATGCGTTCGGCAAGAGACCGCCGGTTGACGTGTAATTATCGCGTAAAAAGGCGACGTCATCTTCCGTAATATCTTCGCGCGGCTTCGCTACAATCGCCATCGATTTAACGTTGCCGTCCCACCGTTTACGATCAGCTTTTCCCATTAAGCCGCCTCCCTTGCGGATTCCACGATCACATCGTTAACTGCGCTCATATCGTTCGCCCACCTCTGCGCAATTCCGCGGCACTGGACGAACGACTCGCTCGCCCCTTCCGTAACTTTGCCCGGACTCGTATCGCGTTTATATTGCGCAGCTCTCGCCTTGTTACGTATCTTCGCGTCAGCATCCACGCGCCAATTCTCGTAAGGCGTGCGCCTTCTTTTCGTCGGCGTCCGGTAATCCCGTCCGTCAGCCCCGCGCGATTCGGCCGCCGTGTCTGACGTTTCTTTGTCGCGTCTGCGGTCGAGTTGTCGCTCGGACATGAACGAATATTCCGCGTTGGTGATCTTGTCCGCACTCTCATCCGCAATCTCTTCGTATAGCACAACGTCGGTCAACCGGTCCATAAGCGCGGCATCAACCGTGGCCGGCGACGGTCTTTCGCCGCGGCAACCGCGCTCTACCCAAGCGTCGAGCGTCCGTTGATTAAATTCGCCGTGCGCACGATAGTATGCGTCTTGTATCGCCGCGACCAGTAACATGCGCGTTTCTCGATCACGGATATTGTACGAGCGCCCGCCGTATTCAAACGTGATAGGCGCGTCGGACGATTTGAAGTTGATGCGGAGTGTTTGTTCGAGTTCGTGCGTTAATTCTGCGGTGATTTCGCGGTATGTTTTCATATCAGGCAGCACTCTCCGTTTCTTCTGGCGTATTTAGGCGCGAGTTAATAATCGCAACGTGTTCCGGTAGCATCTCGATGCCTACGTAATTGAATCCGTTCTGAGCCGCAGCGACCAACGTACTGCCGGAGCCGGCGAACGGATCGAGCACCGTGCCTCCATGCGGAGTTACAAGCGTAATCAGCCACGCCATGAGCGCGATTGGCTTGACGGTTGGATGCGTGTTGGGAACGAGGCTTTGCGAGCCATCTACGCAGGCATTGCGGTCTTTCTTCGTGGCCTTTTTCGACAGCTCGGCCGGCGATACGTTAAAGTACGGAGAGTAGAACGCGTTTTCGTCCGTCGTTACGCAGTTTGCGGGGAATCGTCCGGCCTCGTGCGGAATATATGCAGCCGCGTCATAGTGGCCGAAAATCCCACTATCCCCAGTAGTTGCAGTCTGATTGCCAGTTACCCCGTATTCCGTTCGATCACCTGCAGCACGGACAATGCGGCACCCGTCAATATTAATCGCGCCCGTTCCGTACTTTTCGACCGTTTCGGCTACGGTACCGCCTAGCGGCTTACGCGCGACGATAATCGGTTCGTGTGCGGGCTTGAGTGCGGTTCCCCATCCATCCCATTTGCGGGCGAGTTCGCCTACGGCTTCGCCTTTCGGCGTACGTTCGTAATTCGGCGCGGACATTGAACCGTTCCCGCTAACGACTGCTCCCGCACGTCCGCGCCATATCCCCTCGCGTTTATCAAACACCTTCCCAACATCCAGGCTCTTCGGAAATCCGCTAAAATAAAGCCATTCGATTACGTCACGAATCTCAAATCCGCCAAGCCGCAGCGCTATCGTCATTAAGTCCTGCGTACGCGTCCCCGCAAAGACCAACGCATGGCCACCCGGCTTAAGCACGCGGAATACCTCGCGCCATAAATCCGGATGCGGCACGAACGAATCCCACGCTTTCCCCATGAATCCGCCGTGTCCGTGATCGTACGGTTCACCCGCGATCCATTTAGTAAGGACTTCGGCAATGTCCGGCTCTTTTGATAATCCGTAAGGCGGATCGCAAACGACGCTATCGAAAAAGTTATCCGGATACTGACGCAAAACCTCCGCACTATCTCCGCAAATCACCGTGTTAATTTTCGTCATCAAGCCGCCTCCCCTTCCGTAATCTCTTCGTACTCAACGTCAATCGCCCCGTAATCCCACCGCTCATACACGCTGGCAATCTTAGCCGCGGCCTCGTCGACCGCCTGCTTAACGGTTGGCTGCGCGATCCCCATGATTTCGGCCGCCTTCGCCTGCGTCAGGTCAACACCGTAAACCCACGCAACGGCCTCCGTCTGTCTATCCGTCAAGCCAGCGGAATTAATCGCGCTGTGTAAATCGATGAGGATGTCGCTGGCCGCCGTGTCGCCGCGAAATCTAGCGGAGCTAATGCGGTGCCTGTCGCGGAGTAGCGCTTTGACTCCGGCCGCGTCGTTCAGAGCGTATTTTACCGTATAATTTCGCGTCTGTTTCTCCGTATCCACTTTAACGTGACCCATATTACGCGACCTCCTTCGCCCAGCCCCTTTGTTAATGTCTCGCGTATTAACGAGAGTGCACGCTTCTCTTTCCATCCTTGTAGTGCCGTTTTATGCCATTCCTCAGCGGCTACAATCGTCTCCTTCGGCAGTCGCGTATTCTCCTTCGTCAAATCACCGTAATATTCCACGTAACCGTCTCCTCCCGTATCATTCCGCAGTTACCCGTTCAATCCCGAGCTCCGCCCGCACATATTCGTTCTCGCAATGTCCGTCATGCGTCTGATCGCCGTTCGCGTACGTCGTCATTTCGTCGCCGGCGTATATCTCTCCGTCGCACCATACGCAGTAGGCGGCAACTCGTGGCTCATCGTTCGGGCCTGGCGACCTAAAGCGGTCAAAATCGTACATTATGCGGCCTCCTGTAATCCGGATTCTTGCGGAAGGCGGGCGACCAAACGCTCACCTATCGCACGGATAACGTTAACCGTAACAGCGTTACCCGCTTGTTTATAGCGTTGAGAGTCCGATACGCCTGCGTCCTTAACTGCGTTGTGCTGTGCGTCGGTAAACCCCTGCAAACGCCAGCATTCTAGCGGAGTTAACTTGCGTATGCGGTAGCGCGGATCGTGCTTGTCCTGCGCGGTAAGTGTGAACGATTCTTCTCCGTCATCTTTAAAGCGGCGACCGTTCTGGCGTTTCTCTGGACGTTCTGGTGTGAGGACTGCGCGGACTTCTTCGAGTACGGCATTTTGCGTTATGGCTACTTTTACGCCTTCCCCTTTGTTCGTTGTTAACGTAGGGCTTAGTCCTGCATCTGCGTATACACTTCCGTTCATTCCATTACCTGAAGGGTTAGTATTCCCTACACGTACTACAACCGGCTCCGCAATCTTAGGCTCGCGATGTCCTCCGCCCATTGTCGTTAATGTCGGCGCAACGCCTGTCGGCGCAACGCCTGTCGGCGAGTAAACGCGCCTAATTGAATCGTTACCACGCAAATCAACCATTCCGACCATTATGCAGTCTTCGGATTCAGCGATTATCGGGCTGTCGTCCGCAATAAGTCCGCCAGGATTACGCCCCCCTGAGTTATTTGCAGTAATAGTTGGCATAATTCCATCTACGGCGTGTACACGGTTTTGCTGCTTATCACAGGTTATATATCCAACTTTGCGAATGTCGCTATTCTCCGTTAGCTGCGCGACCAACTTTGCCGTTTTTTCCTCCGATAGGTAATACTTCTCGTCTACGTTCGATTCCAACACGTCGCGTAAACGCATAGTCACCGTATCATTCGTTGGCCAGTCGAAGTTAAACGTTCTAATTCCGAGCGCCTGAGCCCTACGTTTGGCCTTCGCACCGACATCGTTACCTGTTACGTCCCATTCCGCATGTTCTGCGTCACGATCCGCAACGATAAAAATGCGCTCACGATTCTGCGGTACTCCGAAATGCTTCGAGTTAAGTACGCGGAAATCGACTGCGTAGCCGATGTCGTTAAGAACCGCGCACATGGTATCGAACGTTTTACCGCCGTCATGCGATAAAAGACCCTTAACGTTCTCAAGCAGCATCAAACGTGGTTGCTTCGTTTTCGCTATACGGGCTATCTCGAAGAATAAAGTACCGCGCGCTTCCTCGAATCCCTTGCGTTGACCGGCAACTGAGAACGCCTGACACGGGAATCCTCCGACTAATACGTCATGATCCGGTACGTCGTGCGCGTCAATCTTCGTTATGTCACCGTGTAACTCATGTGCTCCGTTATAAAGCGTTTTGTACGCCTGAGTTGCGTATTTATCGATCTCTGACGCGAATACGCAATCACCGCCTAACGCGTCTAACGCTGAACGGAATCCTCCGATACCTGCGAATAGTTCGATATACTTAAACGCCATTAAACCGCCTCCTTTTCAACGAACGGATAATTGCCTGTTTTATCCGTTTGTCCTGTTCGTCCAGCCGGTGTGCGATCGTCATACTCGCGCCCCTGCAATTCGTCAATCCGTCCGTACATGTATCCGGCCTCGAAGCCGCGTCGATACTCTTCCTGCGCGTTAGTCAATCCGCAGCACCTCCAAAATTGCGTCAATCTGCGCATACAACTCGTCTAAGCTACCGCCATTGTCTACGGTAAAGTCCGCAGGGTAAGCGTCGAGCGCCGTTTCGGTACCGTGCATAAGGTCGGCGTACGCGAACGTGTCGCCGGATTTGATTGCGCGGTCGATGCGGACGGCGTCCGGTGCTTCGACGCGGATTAAAACGTAGCCGGCGGACGATAGCGTGGTGGCTTCGTTAGGCTGGCGTACGTCCGAGATGACGGCGCGGAATGGGACGTCGGCACCTTGCGGAACTAACCTTCGCCATGATACGTTGGCTGCCTCAATATCCTTCGCGCGCCAATCGATAGCATCGAGACACTTCCGCGCCCACACGTCCGGATCGCGTTCACGCATCGTCTGGCCGAACCATTGGTAGAGCTCGCGCGGCTTCGTACCCGGCGCTGGCTCTCCGAATATTTCGTGAGCATAGCGTTTAAGCTCGTCGCCGAAAGCGAACTGCGTGTAGCCGTATTTTGACGCGAGGTAATCGGCGGCAACGTTTTTGCCTGCGCGAAGCTTGCCGATGAGTCCGATATTAGGCAGCGAACGAAGTAACGTCATTGGGCGGACACCTCCTCGCGCGAGTCGTCGATAATTACGTAGTCAGCGTCATCTACGCCTTGTTGGTACCCGTGCTTGCTCCGTCTAATATCCTTCGTACATAGTCCGCCAATAACCGCGTATCCTACGGAGGAGTCATGTCTATTAACGCGTCCTATATCGCCACTGTCATAGTGGTGGCAAAAGCCTCTCATACTGTTACCGCTAATTCTAACGATATCCCCAACGTTAACCTCCTCTGGCTGCGGCACGCTCATATATTCCGCAGGAACTTCGAGTCCGAGCGCACGGCGTAGCGCTATCGCGCGTCCGATATGCGCGTTGAATACGTCGTCCGGTGCGCATTTTGCGATGCCTCGCACCGTAAATCCGTCAGACGTGCATCGGATAAGAGCGACTACTGCGCGCTTTTCCCGATTGACAACGTAGGAAACGTCGTGCATTTTACACGGACTACCTTCGGGCCAAAACGATATTCCGTCAGGATCGCCAGGAATCGGTGTTCCAGCGAAATTGTACGGGTTTGAAACGTCAGCCTTCGCGCGCTCAACGATCTCGTCGCGGAGCTGTTGCGGAGATTTCTGCGCCATACACTTATTCAGTCGCGCGATATCGTCAGCGACGCCTTCTTCGATTAATACGATATCTTCACGCGCAACGCGGAGCTGAATCGCTATTTTGCTAACCGTTTCTTCAAGCGTTGATACTCGCGCAGCCAATGTCGCGATATTTTCCGCGATTTGATCGGTCGAACTACGCGATGATAAAGGCGCAGACTCAACCGGTTCGAGTACGCGGTATTCATCCGGATCAATGAAGATTTCGCTATTTTGCGTGCCGTCCGGTTGGATATTGCGATCCCCGTTCGGGTCGATTGAAACGATAGTGTAGATATCTCCGTTCTCATATCCGTATCCGATTCTTGCGTTAATAATTACGACACGCTCGCCCACCGTAGCCTTACGGTCGACCATGCGATATCTTTCACCGTCGATAACGAGGATTTCCGTTGGTTCGAGGACTACGTATTCTTTCGCGGAAATATACCCGCTGGAATTACCGAAAGCTTTGACCGCGCTAACGTAAATCCTCCCGCATTCTTCACTGTCTACCGTAAGGATGGCACCGTTATCGTACATACCCTCCGTAGACCATGCGGCTACGATCTTAATCCGTTCCCCAACGGTCGCCTTCCGCTTAACCTCGCGATATTCCCGCAACACACCGCCGAGTGATTCGTCTTTCAATACCGTAATTTGTTCGTTCATTCAATCCGCTCCCTCACCGTTAATTTTTATTTGTACCGTTTGCCTCCCGAATTGCATTGCGCTATCCCTATCCGCCGTCAATACGTCAATCTCGCGCCCATCAATTCCGCCGCCCGTATCGAGCGCAATCGCCTCGAACTCGTATCCGTTATCCAACCGCACCGTTACGACCGAGCCGAGCGTGATAACGTCCGGATCGACCGCAATGACGCGGTAGCCATCGTAATATTGCGTTTCCCTCACGTCATAGCCTGACCGTGTAATGCCGGTGCAACCTTCGTCGCACATCGCGATATAAGCGGTCGCCTCGAACGGTGCCCACTGCGCTTCCGCTCCGTCTTTGCACGCTTCCGCAGACTTTGCGGTTACTTGCGGAGATTTAACGATTTTAGAAGAAGGATCGACAATTGCCTGTTTTGCCGAGACTTCCGGTTCGATAATCGCGATCAATAACGTGATAAAGAGTCCGTAAGCGGTGCGCCAAATATTCGCGTTTGCTACGCGACCTCCTGCGGATTAAACAACGCTTCGATTTCGGCGAGGAGTGCGGCTTTGGCTTCAGTCGGCGTGATTTTGACAACGGAATCTGCGGTGGTCCAATCGGACATTTTACCATCGAAGGATACGACGTTGTAAGGGATGTTTGTGGTGTCCGTTAAGACAACGCGTACAATGTCACCGTCCGAGAAGGCGTCGTGATGGCTACGGTAAATTACGCGTACCCAATCGCCGGGCTTAATCGTGAGTTCCGCTTCGATCTGCGCGATTTCTGCGGTTAACTGTGCGAGTTGGGCGCGTTTGGTGGCGAGGAGTGTGCGCGGAGTATGTGGCTGAATGCTGAGTCCGGCTCCCCCAATCAGGTGTTTTTCTCCATTACCAGACTCAATAACCCAAATTAGACGATCTCTATCGTAAGGGTGTTCGCCACTTACTATCAGCGTAACCTCGTCACCATTTCGAAGTTTTTTCCTAACGTCAGAGGAGTCAGAAAATGCGGCAGCTTCTGGATATCCGAGTTGATTAGCGAAACCTTTATACGTCGTATACTCTTTACCTTTATTCGTCACAATCGCTTTTCTTCCGTCTATCATTGCGTCACTCTCCTTCGATAATAATTTCGTCAATTAGTGCGACCGTCCGCGCATCTTGCAACGCCGTTATCATCGTACCGCGCTCGTACAAGTTCGCGCCGATCGATATCGTTTCAATACGGCCATCGCTGCGGATGACCCCGACGATAACTCCGGTGATTTCTGCGTTTCTAGCGCGGTCGGCTAGCGTTTCAAGTTGCGCGGCGATTTCGTTTGGGAATGCGATAACTTCCGCCAACTATGCCGCCTCCTTTTCGTCGAAATACGGAGCCAACCACGGATCAACCTCTACGATCTCATCGCGTAGCTTAACCGCTAAGTCTGCGATTTCCCACTGCGCGCCGTTGCCCGGACGTCTCTTCGCGTAAAAATCGAGGAACGTACGCAGATTTCCGGTCATTACGAGATTACACGTTGCGGCGTTCGGTAAGACCATGCGGGCATCTTCGGCCGGAACTCCCGCGCGACGTAAGCGGTCATAACTCGCTTGAATATCGCGCATAGCCTCAACAAACACGTCGTTCGCCGTTAAGTCACGCCATATACTCTCGCCTTTCTCTTCATCAAATCTGACAAGCCGGTGGCCATCCGTTGTCTTACCATCCAGTGACGGAGGTTTAACGTAATCGAATCCACCGCTCTTATCCGCGCTACCGAACCGTACATAACGTTGACTCTGCACGCTAAACGATAGGTGACGGTGGCGTGTTAACTGCGCAAGTAACGCACGGCTTACGCCTTCGATTGCGAACGTGTACGTGATGTGCTCCAACGTGGATTTGTGACCTGACCGCGTAATGTGGCGGAACAACCGGTCGGCCTCCGTACCACTTTCGCCGTCTGACGCGGATTGACCGAAGTATTTAGCGCCTTCCTTTACGATAATTTCCGTCGGTTTGAGCGGAGAGTAGCACGTACGGATAGCGGTGAGTGCGATGGCCGCGCGTTCATTTACACCAACGGGCTCCCCGATTGGATGAATACTTTCGAGAAATTCCGTTGATAGCGCCGTGTTTGCGATTAGTTTAACGTTCAATTTTCGTCCTCCTTGCGGTAAGCGAATGCGTTAGCGAACGCTACGCCCACGTTGAATAATGCCGTGATTGCATATATCGCCAGTATCGAAAATAGTATCGGATGTGCGAGCAAAAATTGCGTCACTTGTTTTATGCCTCCTTTTTGATAAATCTGCCTAACTGATCTCGGGTCACTTGGCGTAACTCACTTCTGAGCCTATTGTGCAGTCTTTGGTGCTCGGGCAAGGTCATGATTTCAAGGTTTTCGATCGCATTATTCTGCTTGTTCTCGTCCTTGTGGTGAACGATCTCATCATCCTTCAGGGGTCTACCTAAGTGCTCAGCCATCACTAACCTGTGTTCAAGTACGTATCCATCTGGCCGTACATTAGGATGCTTTGGCATATGTATGAGGACATATCCGTAGTTGGAGACCTTTCTACCCCCACGCCATGCGGCACACTTTTCGCCCCTATTACCATAATTTGGGTTATTCTCACCGGCGTATTTTACTTTTCGGTATTGCTTGGAACATGACATGCTGCAACACTTTCTCCTATACGCACCAGAAGGCTTGCTGTAAAACTCCTCCCCGCACACCTCACATATTAAGGAGACTTTATTTGTAAGCGTCCTACTTGATAGCGATGCCCTACAGTTAATAGAGCATGTCCTGTAGGACTTAGCTCTGCCTGGCTTTACCGTCTCCCTCTTACCACAAATTTCACAGGTCACCCCAACGTCAGGGGCAGGTTTACCCAATGGCGTACCCTTCCTTCTCACTCGTACCGGTCTGCCTTGAATGATTCTCCGCGTTCTTAGCAATATAAACGTCGAGTACGTCTTGCGGAGTTAAACCGACCTTATCGGATAGGCTTACAAGGAAATGCCACATATCGATAACCTCGTCTTTGAGTGCGACCGAATCGATCTCCTTCGGATTCTTCCACCACTTCCAGTTAACCTCACGTCGGATTTCGTCTATTTCCGATTCCATAGCGAGCGTGATTCCCACCACCCACTCGTCGACCGTCTTATTAACTCCGCGCTCTTCTATAATTCGGGCATCAAGACGTTTTTGCATCTCGAAAATAGTATCCAGTTTGTCGTTCACCTTAACGCACACCCTTTCGGAATTTTTACCATTTCAGCGCATCCGCATGTTGCGCCAACTCCCCGCGGAAATTAACGGTCAAATCGCAGACGTTCGCGTACGGTTGATTGCGGAAATGTTCGAGGTACGGGACGAATCCGGACTTTTTCGGGTCGGGCAAATCGCATTGATCCGCGTGCCCTTCAACGATAACCCTACAGTCATCGTGCAAACGTGTTAAAACTTTTTTAAGCTCGCCGCGCGTAAAGTTTTGCGCCTCCGAAATGATGACCATTTTCCCTTTTACGTTCGTGCCACGTACATAAACGTGAGATTTCGGATACACCCACACGTCGCCGCGTTTCTGCGCTTCTACGTTGTCTTTGTCGTAAATAACCCTGCGTGGGTCCTCGCCGATTTCGTATAACGCGTCCTCTAACGGTGAGAAGTAAACGGACTCTTTCGCTTTCAGATCGCCGGGCAAGAAGCCCATCCGCTTCTCTTCGACCGGACTGATTACGTAGACGAGCGGCTTGCCGAGAAGCTTCGCAGCGGCGACGGCCAACGTAGTCTTACCGGTTCCGGCACGCGCATTGACGAAGGTGATACGGTTATCGAAGATAGAGTCAACGTAACGGCGCTGCTCGTCCGTCAATTTATCAGCGAATCCGAAAAACATCGAATCTTTTGGTAGCGGCATAGATACGTATACCTCCTCCGTTTATTTGTCGCGATCAAGCGCTTGCGTTGCGAATAATAGTACCGAGTTCAACATGCCGATTCCGATTACAACCGCGCTTGGCGTATACACTCCGGTAATAAACAGAATGAAAATTAACGCCCACCATAGCGCAGAAAATCCGAATAATATGCGTATAGTCTCCGCCTCCTTTCCGTGTTATTTCGTCTTACACTTTTATACGGACAGAACATTCGCGTTTTGGGACATCGATAATAAAAAAAGCGGAAGACCATCGCAGGCCCTCCGCTTTCGTTACTTATAAATCGTCGAATCCGTTATCGTCCGATACCTTACCGTAGTTACGCGATTTCCCTTCGAAGAAATCCGTTTTCGTTGCGTTAAGCGCATCGTCACTAAACGGACGAATCCACGGCATCGGATTCGTATCGACGCCGGTGTACGCTTTATCGAGCCCCATTAGCCGCAGGCGACTATTCGCCATGTAACGGATGTAAGCGGACAACTCCGTTAAATCGATGCCGCGTACGTTAGCGAGCGTATAATGCGCCCAATTCGTTTCGAGTTCGACGGCGCGGTCAATCGTCGCGTATACGTAATAGCGGTTAGCCTGCGTGTCGAGCTCCGGAAAATCCGCTAGTAGCTGCTTGAATACTTCCGCGAAGAAATAGCAGTGTTGGTTCTCGTCTCTTTGTATATAAGATACCATTTGCGACGTCCCCATCATCTTCTGATCGCGCGCCAAGTTGTAGAAGAACGCAAATGTACTGTAGAAGAAAATGCCTTCGAGGATAAGGTCGGCGACCATCGCCTGGAAAAACGTCTGCGGATTCGGATCGTCGCGGAACGCTTGGTAGATACCGCTGATAAACGTATTCCGTTCGAGTAATACCGGATCATGTTTCCAGTATTCGAATATCTCGCGCTGTTCCTTGTCGGAAACTATCGATGACAATACGTATGAATACGATTGATTGTGGACGACTTCTTGCTGCCCGATAATTGCGGATATTGCTTCGAGTGAGCTATCCGTAAAATAACGCTTAACATCGCCGACGAACATCGTCTGCATCGAATCGAGAACGGCTAGTAACGATATGTTTATCTTAAACGTGCGCTGTTCTTCCGGATCAAGCGTCGGAAACTGCTGCGCATCCTTAGACATCGGAATCTCATCCGCGATCCAGTGATTGAGCAGCAGGACTTTATACAGCTTATACATATGCGGCATACGGATATCGTTCCAGTTTAGAATGCCGGAGTTTTCCCCGTTAATAATCCGCGTTGATTTATTCGGCGCTTCCGTGTTGAATATCGTTTGTAGACGCAAATAATCGCTCCCTTTTCGTATATATTAAGACGCGCAGCTCTCGCACTCTTCGATCGTTAACGCGCGACTCCTAACGTAATACGTCGATTTCACACCGCTTTTCCACGCGTCAATATGTAACGCTAAGAATGCCGACGCCTTAATATCCGGCGTAACGTATAAGTTAAATGACTGCGCTTGGTCAATGTGACGCTGACGTGCAGCCGCCGCTTTAATAGACCAGTGTTGATCGATTGTAAACGCGGTTTTATAAAACCATATCGTTTTAGGCGAAAGGTCCGGCGCTGGATTCGCAATCTTATACGTTGTCTTCTCCTCGTACGATAACTGCTCGTATATCGGATCGATACTTGCGGTTGACCCCGCGATGATGGACGTTGATCCGTTTGGTGCTACCGCTATAAGATAACCGTTGCGGATACCGCCGCCCCTTACTTCGAGCATTAGATCGTGCCACATTCCGTCCATGCTTAGTACCTCGCCGTCGTCGGACTCCTCCGTATAACGTTTCATGAAATAATTACCCGTTTGCCAATCGCTCCCCTCGAACGCAGGGTAAGCGCCTTTCTCTTTCGCCAACTCAGCGCTCGCTTTAATCGCGAGGTAATTAATACGCTCGTACAATTCGTCGTTATACGCGACCGCTTCGTCGGATTCCCAACGGATACCTTTCAGCGCGAGTAAATGGTGAAGTCCGAACGTGCCGAGGCCGACCGCGCGATATTGCTGATTCGTATGCTGCGCTTGTAGAATTTCGATGTTATTGATATCGATCACGTTATCGAGCATGCGGACCTGAATCGGAATCAAACGTTCTAGTATATCGTCCGGAATAGCCCGCGCTAGGTTAATCGAGTTCAAGTTACAGACAACGAAGTCGCCCGGAATCTTCGTAATAACGATGCGCGTCTGTCCGTCTTTCGTAACGAGCTCTTCCGATTCGGTAACGGTTGGCGATTGGTTCTGCATGATCTCCGTACACAGATTGGACGAATAAATCATTCCACGGTGGCTATTCGGGTTCGCGCGGTTAACCGTATCGCGATAAAACATATACGGGGTTCCCGTTTCGAGCTGCGATTTCATAATCCGCTTCATAATATCGATTGCCGGCACGGTAATTCGCGGAAGTAACGGATGCGCTACGGCTTCGGCGTACTTCTCTCGGAATGATCCGCTACCTACGCTCTCATCGTAGAAGTCTTCGAGTCCCCATCCGAAGAGTGAGCGGACTTCATGCGGACAGAATAGCGTCCAATCTGCGCGAGCTTCTACCGCTTCCATAAACAAATCCGGAATACACACGCCATGAAATATATCGTGCGCTCTCAACCGTTCGTCTCCGTTATTTAGCTTGAGGTCGAGGAACGCTAGAATGTCTTTATGGAATACGTCGAGATAAACGGAGATCGCACCCTTGCGTGTTCCTAGTTGATCCACGCTAACGGCCGTATTATTAAGCTGGCGAATCCATGGAATAACGCCTGAGCTTGTGTTTTTATGTCCGCGAATGTCTGATCCGCGTGCCCGTACTTTACCAAGATAGACGCCGATACCGCCGCCCATTTTACTTAGACGTGCAACGTCCGTATTAGAATCGAATATGCCTTCTAGCGAATCGTCCACGGTATCAATAAAGCACGATGATAGTTGACCGCCCGTTGCTTTACCCGCGTTAGACATGGTCGGAGTCGCCGCTGTCATATACAGATTGCTCATCGCCCAGTACGCTTCCTTAACGAGTTCCATCCGCTTATCTTCCGGTTCCGTGTGCATTAGGAACATAGCGATTACCATATAACGCTCCTGCGGAAGCTCAACGGTCTTACCGTCGAAGTCGCCCGTCAAATAACGCTCAGCCAACGTGAGGAGTCCGATATAGTCGAAGAGTAAGTCGCGCGACGGATCGATAACTGCGCCGAGCTCCTCGATTTGCTCCTTCGTATAGGCTTGCGTTAATTCCTCGCGATAGAGACCGCGCTGTACCATGTCCGCGACCATCGGATAGAATGCGCCATACGGACGGTCCGTGTACGATTTATAACGCCGATTAACCGCAGCCTTCTTGTATAGCGACGTTAACAGAGCGCGGGCGGCCGCGTATTTCCATTCCGGTTCCTCACGTGATACGAGCTCGAGCGCTGACATAATGAACGCCTGCGTAATATCCTCCGCTGATATGGATTCGCGCTGTATCTTCGACAATACTCCGCGTACAAGGCGCTCACGGTTAACGTTGGTGAGGCCGGAAAGTACACGGTTGGCGTACGCGGTAATACGCTCAGGCTCATACGCCATCTGGCGGTTATTCGGTTTGGTTACAAGTGTAGGTACGTTGATATGACATCTCTCCTATTCTATTTTCTGTATCAGATGATCTTCCGCTTCCGCGAGACGTTTACGCGCTTGTGCTAACCGCGCTTCATAGTCCGCGAGAATTTCGCGCTGTATGCGGACAGATCGTTCGAGCATGACGACATCATAACGTTGAAATTCGAGAAGTTTACGGGCGAGTTCGCTCACGCGGGGCAATCCCTCCGATTAAATTTTCGCTTATCAAGTGCGCTAGAATAACCGCAGCCGCATCGCTTTCATCATCGGTCGCGAATCGGTAATCATCCGGTAATCGCAGCCACTTTCGCACCGCTTGCGCGACATCCGCCTTCTCCGCTTTTCCGCTGCCCGTTACGATCTTCTTAACGCTCGTCGGCGTAATATTCGCAGCAACCGCAAGGCCGAGCGAAGCCAGCGCGCGGTCAACCGCCGACCACGCTCCGTGCACCTTATCGTTCTGCGCGTAGTTACGGCTCGGCGGCCATATCTCGCGTGCGATAGCGCCAGTAAACGGGCGGTGCTCGCGGAAAAAGAGGAGCGCGTGCGCCTCGATAAGGCGATAGCGCAACGCGGCGTTATCGGATGGCTCCGTCTTGACATGCGAAGTCGCTACGAGATAGGGAACGCGGTCGATTACGTCGATTACCGCGAATCCAGGCGATGTTAACGATAAGTCGAGTCCGGCGTGACGCGTTTTAACGCCCTGTTTTGGCTTCGTCAGTGTCCGCGCCTCCCCTTAGCGATGCGAATACAACTCCGGTCGATAATGCCAATATTGCGATTAATAAAACCGCTACTCCCGTCGACGACTCCTTAATCGCGATGATTACGAAGTACCAAAACGCGACCGCCGCCCCGTATACTCCCGTTAAAACTAACGATGATACGATTCGATTTACGTATTTCATTTACGCCGCCTCCTTCGCTTGGTCTTCGCTTCTTACCGCGAGGATAAATTCGAGCGCTTCCGCTGGTCCGCGCTTCTTCCAATCCGGCAATCCCGACCGTTGTAGCGCGGTCACTTCCCGTTGGATTGCCACGAGCTCGTCGTCCGAAAGGGATAACGCAATCGCCCGCTTGAAGTCGTTGAATAACCATTTGTCGAGATCGAGTTTCGGCGGATTGCCTGTTTCCGCCGCGTCTACAATCCCCGCGAAGTGATCGAGCACCTCGTCGCGCATCTCGTCCGTAATATACACGCCAAACGCCGCGATATCCGGACTCTTTTCGAATTCATCCGCGGTCATATTCCACGACTTTTTCGACGCGTTCACGTAGAGGATTACGTAATAGTCCACACAATACATTTTCGAATAGCACACGCACTGCTTAACGTGATCCTCTTTCGGACCATTGCGCGTTGAATACGCCGACGTCATCGAGAACGTAGTCTGCTTACTTTTGACTTCGAGTCCGACACGTAGTACCTCGCCATCCTCCGACACGTACCGCATAATTCCGTCGCAGGTTCCGAATAGCGAGAACACTTTTCCGTTATGCTCGATAACCGTGTTAATCTTCGCGAAGTCCTCGAACATCGGCTCGCCGCGGTCGTTTCGCTCGAATCTGAAATTCGGACTCTTGGCGTGTGCCTCCGCGAATAGAATATCGCGCTGAATCGTATCGCCGATAGCCGTACCTATTCGCGTCCAACGTCCTTGATGCGCCGGTCGCTCCGTTTGCTCTTTCTTCGCGCCGCGCATCTTTTCGTAGAGTCCGCGTGCGTCTGCGTTGGCGGCCGACGGTGAGAAATACGGAATACCCCGCGCAGGCCATACCTTGCGTGTATTATCCGTTAGGTAATCGAAGTACCAACGATGTATCTGCGCGTCGAGTGCGTCGTCGTACACTTCGGGCGCGGAATGCCATTCGTTAAGAAACTGCGTAAAGTCTTGCGCGATTTTGTCTGCGATTTGTTGCGTAATTTAAACCGCCTCCTTAATAAGTTCGTATTCAAACGCCTCGCCACGCTTGCCGGCCTCATACGCAAGTTTAATTGCGCGAGATATTTTATACGCACCGTTAAGATCGCGGAAGAATACAGCATCTTCCGGCTCGCCCGCGCTAATGTCGACGCTAACGCTGTTTCCTGCATCGTCCTCTACGTCAACCGTCAGCGAACCCTTTCCGTCATACTCATAACCGCTATTGTCGATACTATGCGTCTCAACGATCTTCATTCTTCGCCATCTCCTTCGTTTTATTTATCGTAATCACTCGCGCACCAAGCGGTGTATACGTCAGTGGGCGCTCCGGACTGTCTACGACAACGTTTCGGTAGTCGATACCGGACTCTAGCGCCTTCTTCCGCAAATTAACGTAAAGCTGCAATGTTGCCTCTACGTCATTCATCGCGCGATGGTGTCCGTTCAATTCGATGCCATAGCGCGTGCAGCAGTCCGCCAAGGCGTGCGCTTTCGTCCGGATCGACCAGGCGCGACATGGCACGAGTGCAGGCGAATGAATCCGGATGTATCGTTCCCAAAAACGCCAAATCGAACGGGGCGTTATGCGAAATTACCAATGACCCCTCTAGCCAAAATTCTAGAGCTAACGAGGCCGCTGTAATATCCGGAGCCCCGCGCAAGTCATCGTCACTAATGCGCGTTAACTCCGTAATCTCTGGCGGAATATTCACGCCATCCGGCAACGCAACAAACGTTTGGAATCGGCCAATTTCGCGTACCGAGCCATCAGCGCCAACTTCCGCACGTATAGCGGCGATTTCCGTAATGTGATCGAGATGCGGGTCAAGTCCGGTCGTTTCAATATCGATAACGGTTATGATTTCGGGTGCGAGCATTACGCGGACCTCCCGGCAACGTATTTGATGACTGTGACTTCTTTCGGTACGACTTCGCGGATTCCATACGAAAAGTCTCCGCCTTCCTGCATTTCCGTGGCCGGACGCTCTCTATTAACGGAGAAATACGCGACCTTCCCGTCAGACTGCGTCACCTTATACGTGATGTCCTCCGTTGTGAACCAGCGTCCACCTCCGCCAAACTTCTCGGCAACTACGTCTATTTCATAGCCTTCCGGCTCGTATGCGTCAAGAATATCGGCAATCTCGCGCCAGTTACCGTCACCAACTATCGGCCAGCGCTCTGCGTCCACCTTCGCTTCCAATTCGCGCAGTTTCTCAATAACGTTTTCCACTCGCCCGTCATCCCCCCCTTCGTCATAGTCCGGTTCCCACCCGCATGGGCAGCCGTGGTCGCCGTATTCGTCCGCGAGTACGCGGCTTTGTCGCCGGCATTGCGGACATGTGTACGTTGTTGTTTCGCGTTCCATTTATGCGGCCTCCTTCGGTACTCGGTACGGCAATACAACAACGTCAATCTCGTTCTCTTCGTCGCGCAGGACGATCGGTGACGACGCGCTAATAATACCGATGATTACTCGCGTGCTACCGGCGTCCTTGAATACGTTGAGTGCGTTAAGAAGATACTCCGCGTTAAACGATACCTCGGCGTCAGGTCCGTAAATGTCCGCGTTAATTCCGGCCGAGAACCTAAACGGTGTGTCGTCGTTATTCGCGGACAGCCTGACGTCAGCGCCGACGAGTGTTAAGCGCGCAGTGTACGTCTTGTTTCCGGACAGTTTCGTGGCTTCGAGCGCTACTTTTGTGCGCGCAATAGCTCCGTTAATATCATCGCGGTTAGCTCCGACGCGGATAAGCGTGATCTGTGTCGGTAACTCCATCGGAATAATGCGCGAAGTGTCCGGAAAAGTTCCGTCAATCGTTGCGCCTGTTTTGGCGTGTGACGTAAACGCCTCCGTAAAGTTATGCGCGCCACCGATGCGGATTAACGTGTGACGGTCGGTAGCAATTACGGAGCCATCTGCGCTGTAGTGAACGCCTTGTAATACCGGTGTCGCTTCGCTAGTTGCAGTAAACTTTTTCGCGTGCTTCGTAATGAGTTCGAGTTTCTTCGCTTGCGATATCGCCATTTATGCGGCCTCCTTGCCGTTATTCATCAAGTATTGAAACGCGAGACGGTTGGCGAGATGTGTGCCTCCGATAAAGTCTTCGTCAGCGTCTGCCGAGTTGTTGTAAATAATCCCGAATGTCATCGCGAGTCCCGTGAAAAAGGCAGTCGCATCTATGTTTTCGAGATTGTATCTATAGTTTTCGCTTTCCTCGTCAAACAAGGACCAGATTAATTCCGAAATGTCACTGGCAAATTGTTGTTCTTTGTTCAGCATTAAGCACCGTCTCCTTCGTTAATAGGTTTCTCCGTACTTTCCGATGAACTCCGGCAGTGGCCGGTTATTATCGAAGTCCCACTCGCCAGGCACGTACTCCATCATCCAGCGTTTTTGGATTACGATATCAGTCGTCAGCGGCACGCTAAATTCGGACGTCTTCGTCATCACGTCGTTAATCAACGCGATCGTCTCCGGCGTTACCTGCTCATCCGGAATGCTGACGATAATCTCGTCGTGGATGGATGCGTTAAACTCCCATCCGCGCTCTCGGCAGATTTGCGCGATACGTATACCAATACGCTTGAGAACGTCGGCGCCCGTACCTTGAATGACTGCGTTAAATGCCGCGCGCTCCCAATAGCCGACGAGTCCGCGTTTTTCTTGCAGCGTGTCGATTTCGTCTTGGATAACGGTAAGCTTCCGTTCTTCGGCCGCAGATAGGCGTGGCTTGCCTCGTAACTGCTTCCGCTCGGTGAACAGGCGAATCAACCGCTGCTCGTTCCGCGCTTGCTCGGCGGCCGTCGCCTTATAGTCCGGAAACCGGCGCTTACGTCCGAAGAGTGTTTCCACGTAACCATTCGCTCGCATCCCGTCACGGATATCGGCAACCATCGTTTTAAACGACGGGAACGTGCGGTCAAAGTTCTCGAAGAACATGTGCGCAACATCCTCCGTAACGTTCATTTTCTTCGCGAACGATTTCGGTGACTGATCGTATGAGACCGCTAGCTGGCCGGTCTTCATCATCTTACGCGGCTGAAACGTGTGAGTTGGATCGTACGCTTTGTCGACGCAATACTCTTGCGGTAGATTAAACGTCATCATCGCCATCGTCGTATAAAGGTCGACGCCATCAACGAAGATTTGCCGCATGGAGTTATCGCCATACCGTGAGTACATGATGTGCGCCATAATACGCGGCTCAATTTGACCAAGGTCGGCGCCGACAAACGTATAGCCCGGACGCGGTATAATCTGATTGCGGACGCGATTGCCTGCGCCTTTTGACGGGAGGTTTTGAGCGTTTAATCCACGTTGTACCTTTCGTTCGTCGGCGATGAGCTTGCGGACGATCGCGTGATAGTTAGCGTCCGTTACTGTTAACAATGGTTATCAACTCCTCATTCACCGAAGTTGCTCATCCACTCAACATGGCTAATCTCGTGCCAATTTTCGGCGTAATAGTCTCCCTTTCCAACTGGTTTGAGATCGGGACTTTCACTAGACTCTGCAACTAGACACTTACCGTATAGCGTTGTTACTATCTCCCCGACGATTGATATCTGCTCGCCCGTGGTATGCTCGTAATACTTTCCTACTTCGAACTCCATTTATTACCCCTCCGTTTCAAATTCGCGTAATATATCGATCGGCCGTCCGCCATACCCCGACGAACTATAACGCCCGGTCGCGGTGCCTCCCGATTTAAACTCCGAATGAATCCGCCCGTCTATTTCGAGCGCGTGCGGTATCTTCGTTACATACGTGTTAAGTAACTTCTCGTACGCCGCAACGGTCGCGAGCGGCTTGAGCGCTTCCTCTTCTTCGTAATAAGCTGCGAGAACATCGGCCGCAGTGCTCCGCGTTTTGCCGCGCTTAAATTGACCGGTTCGGTCGCGGATTCCGAGGTGATCGTAAATCAAGTACGCCAGGTGATTTCCGTTCGTTATCGAAAATTCCTCTACGAAAAGTGGCGCGTGTTCCTCGTCCGCTGGGGCCAATTCCGCAGCCTCCGCTTCCAACTCGCGTAGTCTATCGATTGCGTTCGTATACTTTTTGAGCGCAGTCTTGCCGGCCGCTTCGCACTCCGTGATAACTGCGCGTTGTTTCTCTTGCGCTTCCACATTCCGGGCTAATCGCGCCTTCTGCTTCGTAATCCATTCCGCGATCTTCTTAGCGTTGAGTGTCCGGTCCATCTTCCGCACAAACTCAGCGTCGATATCATATGCGGTGAATACGTCGGCCTGCGCCTGCTCCAATAGCGGCACGAACTCGGCTTCGAGCGCGGCCAATCCGTCAAGGTCAACGCAGAATCCGGAACGCGACAGAAACACGTCAGTCTCCGGTAGCTTTGAGTCAATCTGCGCGTAGCAGTCGAGAAGTTTTCCGCGGTATTCTCCCGAAGACGCCTGCGCCATCTGTTCGAATTGCCATTCCGTTAGTTTCCAACCGTAAAGTACGTCCTTTATCGCGTAGATTCCGACGAGTTCAACGCTGAACGGAGCCGGCGAACGGTTGCCGAACATGTCCTCGAACGTATAGACCGGACCATCGATGCCGAAATAACGTCCGTATTTCGCGACTAACGGTTTCAGACCGAACGACTCTTCGTGTTCGTTAAGCAAGTTCATTGCGTCGAGCGAGTCCCAAACGCAGCCGTGAATTTCGTAACCGTCCTTTATCGCAACGTGAAGATCGTAGCGCGCCGATCCCATGTGGAACGATTTGCCGTGCGCAGGTTGCGAAAGGTACGGAGATATCGCGGCCAGCACTTTAGAGCGCGTTAACTGCGCATCACCGTCCTTGAACGCACACGTATTGTCCAGGAAATCGAATCCGTCAGCACCGCGCATATCAACGTGACCGTACGGTAGATAATAGCCCTCGTTAAGTAACGGTAGCCACACGGAATATCCGATCGAAACGTCAATATACGTATCGACACCAGTACCCTCGAAGTCATTCGCGGTAAGGGAGCGTACTCCCAACTTCGCCCACTTATCCGGCCACTCACGCATCTGACTCCGGCACTCTTCGCGAATACGCTCAACGACTGCCGGCAACTCCGCGTCATCCGTCACGATGTGAAAGTTCGCCGGTTTCGTCCGCAGCGTTTCCGCGACACGCTCTTGCCGGAGCGCTTCGCTTTGCTTGCGGATAATGGCGGCGCCTGCGGTGAGTACGTCGTCCTTCGTCCATGACCGCCCGTCTGAGCGAGGATTGCCTGTTTCCCCGCTCATGAACGCGCGCTTAAACGCCGCAAATTGTTCGCGCTGCTTATCCGTAAGACTCATCGCGCCTATTCGCGCTAACGCTTCTTCCGGAGTTTCCGCTTTGCCCGCCGCACTCTTCCGCTTTGCCGCCGATTTGACCGCGTCTCTTGCTGCGTTGTCGTCCGGACGATTAAGCGAAAGGTTTATTTCGATGAGGATGCGCCTCCTTTCGGAAGATCGAATCGTTGTTCGACCGGTACGATGAGTTTCACTTCCGAAGGGATCGACCAGTTATTGCGGTCTCCTTTGCCAGCATCTACACGTATATTCTTACTTCCGATATACGTAACCTCTCCGATATCGCCGACTCCATTAACGCTGCTATTCGTATTCGCGATAATGCCAACCAAGTCGCCTCGCTTAAACTCGTTCACCTTCCGACCAATGCTCGCCCAACGCGCTTCCTCTTTGGCCGCCGCGACTTCCTCGTCGGTTGCGCGGATAAGTTGGTCTAATGCGTAGATATCACCGCGCTGTCCGTTTAGATCTTCCGTGGCGTAAATGAAACCAAAGTCCGAAATTCGATCGTTCTTCGTGATCTTCAAGATAGTTCCTACTGATTCGGCGCCAGCATCGGATACTTTCTTCGCATACTCCCCGACTTTCAAACGTTCAACCGGTTCGAGGACTACGTATTCGGACGCAGCTGCCCAGTTTTCTTCCCCTGCGCGGTCAATGAACATAACGCCCCCGTTTGTACCGATTACGGAAGTTACCGTAAACTCGTCACCGTCTTCGTAATCGAAGTTACCGCGTGCGTCCACAATCTTAATCCGCTCGCCAACTTTGGCGTGACGCTTGACCTCGCGGTATTTAGACGTTGTTTCCGATACTTTTTCGTAGACTTCGTAATCACTCGCGTAGTTACTGATTTGTCCACCGCGAGAGTCGCCTACGTTATCATCGAAACCTAGGCCATATTTCACGTACAGAGGGCCGTAAAACGCGCCCTTGTCAATGTCGATTGACGACTTAAGCGCCTTAACGATATCCCCCGCCTTCGCCTTCCGCTCAACCTTTCGATATTTCGTACGCTCACCGTCCGCGCCAATTACCTCTACGTCAGCCGACGGTATTATTACGTTTAATTTCGCCATTCTATCGTCTCCTTTTCGGTTTATTACGCAACTTCCGGTAACTCCGTAAACAACGCGCGGTTAAACGCAATCGGTAACTCGACCCACCGCTCGGCTGCGCGTGCTTCTGCGCACCAATACTCCGTTAACAGGCGATTCTCGAACATATACACGCGCGGTACTTCGCCATCTGCCGCCCATACGCCAACGATATAGTCAGCGTCGGCTCGATCGTACGCCGTTCCGTTACCTTTTTTCGCGTAGACTACGAGGTCGCCCCCGCGGTCTTCGCGCTGCCTAATCGTTTTCACCTGAACCTTAACGTGGTCGCCGCTTACGGGGTCAGTCGCGAGTATATCGTACGACTCGTCCGTTTCCGCACGATGCACCGTCCATCCGTTCGCCAGTAGCGCCGCCCTTGCGATTAGCTCCGAATACTTACCTGTAATTTCGCTGACGTGTGCCGTATCAATCGCCCTCCTCTTCCGTAGCGACAACATCGGCCGCCACGATCTCAATCGTTGGGAAATCGTAGCCACCGACGGACACGACGATGTTTAAATCGAACGGTCCGTGGTCGACGTCAATTTCCGTTAAGAAGCGTTTAAGTTGCGCGCTTGCTTTCGGCAATTCCCTTACGTTGTCTACCGTCATGCCGACGGAAATCCGCCGGTCGCTGCGGTAGTTTTGCGCGTTATTCGCGTTCATGGGCGCGCCTCCTTTCGTTAATTAGAACGGTAGGTCTTCGTCAGGAATAGGCGGCGCGTCATCGTTAGAAGGTGCCGGAACTTGCGCACTTGCTCCGATAGACAGTCCAAGACGAGCGATATCGAATCCGGCGATTACGAGATTCTTCACCTGCTCATCTTCGTCCGCAACGTACAAGCACGTTTCGAAATCCGCGAGATCGAACGGCTCATCACCGAGTTTGGCGAAGTTGGCGCGTTCCTCATCCGTCAAATCACGCTCCATTTTAACGATAGCGTTGAGCGATACGACGGCGCCTTGCCCCGTTCCCTTCTTCGAGAGTTTAAAAGCGATAGCGTCGAGGTCATCGATATTCTCTTCGATCGCGCCCTTGATAACCTTTTCTTGGTTCGGCGACAAATCGATGACAATGTCCTGCCCTGTCGTCAAATCGTAGAAGGCGCGCAGGTAGCGTTTTTTGCCACGCAGCAAGTACGCCATATCTTTCGTCGGCTTAACGTCAGCCTCGCTCGCACCGGACTCCTCTGCTACTTTGGCGTCAGCGTATAGCAGGTCGGATGCACGGTCCCATACGCCGTGGCCGGACTGTATGGACCCTTTCGCGTTACGCACTGCCGGAGATTTCGGCACAAACGTGTTGACCTTGCCGTAGATGCCATAACCGAAGTATTCCGCGACATCATTAATTGACCTGACGCCGACCTTGTACGTGCTGCCGGATTTAAATGACACGATAGGGCTATCCTTACCGCCATCATCTCCGTTAGTTGCTGCCGCAGCCGCTGCGCCTACTTTTGTGAACATTGACATTTAATCACGTTCCTTTATCGGTATAGTCGGATATTGCGCTCCGCCAGGCGCTCGGACTCGTATTTCTGCGTCCGCAACGCGGCACCTTTTCGGGAGATGCCGCACGGCCGGCGTAGAATAGGAAGCTTAAGCGATGCGTACCCCAATCGCGATCGGCTTCGTGAAATAATCCGCAGGGTCTTCGTATTCCTCGAACCTTCCGCTATACTGCGCGTCAATAATGCGTGAATTTTTTGAAACTATCTGCGTGGGCTTGCGTAAAATATTCGTGTATGGACGTTTAATGATGGCCACCTCCGGTTATAATAATTAGTAGTTGGTTATAATTTGATGTTGACAATAGGCAACGTAAAAGCATATAATTTGAAATGTCGGATGTATGCAACTGGTAATATTTTGGTTATTTTAACTAAAACGACTTGCCATATATGATATAATTACTGTTGGAATAGTGAATAAACTTCATGCCTGAAGGTTTATTCCTATATCCGTAAAAGGCAGTCGCTAACTCGGATAGTGAACCGACTGCCGCTTTCCTCAAACTGCACTTAACAACGTGGTTTGACACTGCGATTTGAATCTGGTGATATATCTACGGTGCGACTCCGCATTTCCTCCGTAACTTTGCGCCAACAAAGTAGCGGTAGCGGTATCGCTGTTACCCGTATATGTCCAAGATTTTAAAATCGCCAAGTTCCGTAGGTCGCCTCCCGCCAAGGAGGCGATTTCTTCATTTACAAGTATATTATCTTCAATAATTGCCCGATCGTCTTTAACATCTATGGAACATTCTCCATCTTTAGATATAATTGGTACGGAAGTAAAGTTTCTTGTTTTAGTTATGTTTCTCTTCTTCCACCTGTTTAACCTTTCCCGCAACTTTGCCTCAACTAGAGCTCTGAATCTTCCTTTTTCTATGTCGAAGATTTTCACAGCCTCGTCAATCCGTTTGAAACAGTCTTCCTCGAAGTCACATTGACTACTGATTTGATTTCGGCTGATCTCAGATAATCGGTGTATGTGCGGTTGGAAGTGTGCCTTTATACCCCACAATGCTTCCGCGTCACCCATTTGTGCTTTTTGGGCCATCATATTCAGTTGTTGTTCTTCCAAAGATCATCATCTCCTTTTATTCGTTATACATATATACGGACAAGCTTTTTAAAAATTGGGACATATACCAAATTATTTTTTACAAGCTGCTTCGAAGTGCTCGTCCAGCCGCATTGTCAACAAACTGTACGTAGTCGCGCAAAACCGTTTATGTCCCTAGACCTATTTACTTTTGCTTTTAGAGCATCAATGCCTAATCCTAGCATAAGCTCGTTTACATCTTTATGCAACAGCGGAATTAACACAATTTGTACCCTAATTCTTCCAACCAATTCGCCAACAACTCGATTCCGCCACGCACGCCCCGCCGCATCGTTATCGCGTATTACGATTAACTCTTCGATAGGCGACCGCAGTATCATATCGCGTTTAATCGCGTTGAACGATTTCGCACCGCCAGTCGCGATCGCAGGAATCCCCGCGGACATTAGCGTCATCGCGTCCGTTTCCGATTCGACTATCGCAGCTCGGCGGATTCGTTTGCGGTATATCACGTCAAGTCCGTACACCATTTCGCGGATCGGACGTCCACCTTTCGCGTACCAAAACGTTTTTTCGCCTACTTTACGGAATTTAATCGCGCCGAGCGTTCCATTCGGATTGAACCACGGAATGACTACCGCTTTTCTATCGCGGTCATATCCGATGCGCATCAACCTTTGAACAGGCTCCGTAATGCCGCGCTCGGTTAAGTACGGATGGCGGAAATTGTACGCGTCCAGCATCCGTATATCTAACGGTCGATACGGCTCAGCAAGCGTTAAATTAAGCGGCCTTAACTTTGGCTCCTCTTCCGCATTATCACCGGTATTGCCGTACTTCGACCGCAGATAGTCGAGCGTTTCCGCCGTGGTTTCGTTCCGCAAGAATGCGAGTAGCTTAACGATGCCGCCGCGTTGATATTCAGCGTCGGTCGCGCCTGGGTCGCCCCAATTGCCGGCGTTTGCGGTAGACGTATTTGTTAGGTAAACGTAGAATGACGGGTGCGAATCGTAACGGAACGGAGAGGCTGCGGTTAAACGGTCATCCGTCCAAGTTGCGCGCGTCCATTCGAATTGTTCCAGTTCTTCGCGTACGTCTATCTGCATTTAGGGGAACCTCCTTTTATTCGGGTTATATGGTGGAATACCCATTTTATTTGTTATGTCACTATATAGTCGAACTACGTATTACCGCACCTTTCTTATCCCGTTTTATCCCCTGCCATGTTCCCGCATCCGCAGGAAAGTGCCAGGTAATCCTTTTCCGTTTGAATGACGATAGGCTTTTCTTTAGGCTGGTCGCCAGGAATAAAAAGTGTTTCCTTTCCGCAACTGTTGCATACAATCTTAAAACCTAACATATACGCCACCACCTCCTCTTTAGAAAATTATACCAAAGGCCGCCTCAGATTAGAAAATCGATTCGAATTGATCTGCGTTTGGTTCGATTTCGCGTATGATACCAAAGTTTGGTAAGTATATAATCTCGACGCGCGTATCCTCGCCGCCATTACGTCCTTTTCCGAGTTCGATAATTCCGCGTCCTTCCTGCACTAACGTATCAATCGCGATAACGAGCGCAGAGTCTTCGAGAATTGCTTTACTCTTTTTGAGATCCGCACGTTTCGGCGGTTTCAACTCGCGCGCCCCATCGTCTGCCTTCTCATTCGGATTCTCTTCCGCCTGTGTGATAACGTGTATTACCGCGCCAGTGGCTCCGGCAATTCTACGTAATCCTTTGGAAGTTGCCGCAACGTCACCGCCAGCTACTCGAGACGTGTTCGCTTCGAAATCCATATAATAAATTGGATCGATTACGACGACATCCGCCTTCGTTTCGATAATGTCCGCTTCTAATTGACGCAGGCTTCTCTCGCGGAAGTCAATATCGTCAACTGCGCGGAGTATGATGCGTCCTGCCACATTCTCTGGAAGTGCCGACGCAAATTTGCGTAATCCTTCTTCGAACTCTTCCGATAGACTGCCGGATAATAACGCGCGATTTTCGAATCCTGCGTCATGTTCAACGCCGTCGACCATCGCTTTGACAATGCCATCACGCGCTGATAATGACGTATAGGCTCGCGCCATCCACTCGTATTTAGACATTTCCATCGCCCATACGAGAACGTTAGCGCCGTTACACGCGGCCTCTAGCGCGTCCTCCATCGTTAACACGGATTTACCGCGTCCCGACCGTCCGAACCACGAATATACGTTTCCGGAGAAGTAGCCGCCTCCGATCGCTTTATTAACAGATGGGAATTTACTCGGCCATATTTTAAATGACTTTCCATCGCGACGTCTTTCAAATTCCGCTAGGAAATCGGCTGCGGCATATTTAATGTCCGTTCCTACGTTTTTGCGAACTGATGTTCTCATTTTAATAGATTCTAGTTCGCCTATCAAAGTCGATATGAACGTTTCTGAATCGGAAGAATCGAATAGTTTCGGTACTTCTACGTTCATAAACTCTGCTATTCTCCGTTTTCCTTCCGTATCCTTTAATTTTCGCGCAAGGTACTCGTATGAGTCCGTTACGTTCGGGATATACACGAAGTCCGGAAATTGTTCGGTAACGACCGCATAACTTGGCGCCTGCCCTCGGTTCGTAGCTGCATATTCACGAACGAAATCGTATATTCCGCGTTCCAATTCTGTCGCAAAGTGCTCACGGTCAACCCCGAATCGGCTGAACGCTGCGACATCGTTTGTATCGAGTACCTTCGAGATCAGCGTTTCCCCTACGGACATTTTTATCGCATCCCCCTTTTTGACGTGCCTTCGAACAATATTGTTACGCATAAGTCGCGAATACGGTCATATAGTCTCGGGTCGAACACGCGGTCGAGTTCGGTAAGTGGGACGTTTGACGTAAATACGGTCGGAAGTCCCGCCGTCACTCGTCCGTTAATAATCGCGTGTAAATCCGCTCTGAACGCATCTGTCGCGTCCCTAACGCCAATATCGTCGGCGACCAAAAACGGCACGCTCATCGCGATTCGTTGTGCGCGGTAATAACGTTCACCCGCGGGTGCTGCGACTTCTTCGGGAACACGCGGTCTGTTAAACGCGTTAAAATCCGTCTGCCACGCGTTCACATCGAGAAAGTATACGGGACGTTCTAACGCTTGCCGGTTACGCTTAAGCGATCCGATATAATGTGCGATGAGATATTCGTTAAGAACCGCGGCGGCTGTCGTTGTCTTACCGGTTCCTGGCGCTTCCGAGTAAAGATATAGCGATTTAACCGGCTCGTCTGCGTTGTCTTCAAATTGCCGTCCGAATGTGCTGACGTAAGCATCGATTATTTTATACGCGCGTTCCTGTTCCGCTCTAGCTGGCGAATTTTTAACGGTGAGCATCCGATATTCGGATGGAACTCCTGCGGCCCCAATTCGACCACCTCTACCGTCGTAACCGTGTAACGTGATATATGACGGACACCTCCGGTTACATGTTTCGGAGTTTGCGAGTTTGCACGGTTCGCGTAGTATGCAGTTATTAGCGTGACTTATGTCGATCACCTCCGTTAATTATGCGCTCGTAATTGCGTTTCCAAATAAGTTGTAATTTCGGATTGTCCTGCGCCATATCTGCGAGAAACAAGAACATACGTGGAGGACATTCGGTGAAATCAACGACCATCATGTGCGGTCAGCTCCTTTTTAAATATAAAACACAAACAGCCTCACGCGCCTGCCGAATGGGTCGGCGAGGCTTATCATCGGATCGACGTAAGTGGTACGCTCATTTCCGTGACATTTTGCGGAGGTTTTGGTGTGTGGTCGGACGAAGAGGTTGTCCGAATTATATGGCGTAGATTAGAGAGGGTATATATGGTCAATCGTTTGTAGACGCTTGTTCTTATTTCCAATATTATACTCATAATCGCGAGATGTCAACATATAATCTCAAGAAGTTATGAATTGTTTGCGTATTGTTGGGAATGCTATAATTTAGAAAGACATAAGGAGTGAATAAACTATGCTAATTCCAAGCTATAAACCATTAAAGATAACGTTAGTCCAGCGCGATATGACGTTTGCCTCCCTCCGCGAAGCAACCGGTATCGCACCGAACACGTTTACGAAAATGAACAAAAACGAATGGGTCGCGTTAGAAGTTATCGCGCGCATTTGCGAAGCGTTAGACTGCCGCATTGAAGACGTAGTCGAGTTCGTTAAAGATAACCGATAATCTCGTCATCACTCGGTCCGCCCGCCATCCGGTCTCGGCGCTGCCTGTCCGCCAAGACTTGCGGCATAATCCGCGGTAACATATACGCGATGAGAAAGCCGGCCGTCAGTTGCGGATACTCGCGACTAACACGGTGCTCTGCGAATGCGCGCTCGATTGTCTCGCGTAAATTTTCCGCTCCATATTCGGTGAGAGCCCGCTTGATTAACGCCTGCTCAAACGTCCACCCGCGCATAGGAACGTACTTGTCAACGCCGTATTTCTCCGCGTTGAGATCGGCGACCATCGCGTGGATCGTGCGGGTGTTCCAATGTTCGAGCGCGAGGTTACGCCAGTCGGCGCGTTGTTCGGCCGTGATTTTAGCGCGTGTCATCTTTGTATCCCTCCTGGTATGGGTAGGTTAAGCCTTAATCCCTCTCCCTATAAACTTTTCCATTACCATTCACCAAGTCCCATAATTACATATCCGTTTCACATGCAGCCCTTTTGGTTAATTTATTAACAGTTTCTATGCAAGCCCAAATCGGAACTGACTTACCTTCCCAACCCGAGCAATCGTCTTTGCCTTTGCAGTTTTTATATTTCAGGCATTCCGTTTTACAGAAGGCGTAATAATTATTTTTCAAATTGAATTACCTCCGCCATTTCTTAATGGTGATACTTAGATATTTCTGTGACAGTAGAAACAACCGCTTTTGTCCTGTCGCCACGGGGCTTAATCAAATTCTTGCGCTCTACATCTTTGGAGTTACACTCAGGAATGCAAGAGCCTACATAAGCAATCAAAAATGGAGCTACATCATATTTGAAATATGGTTTTCCACTCGCAATTGCATCTCTTTTAGCCTTCAACCTCTCATAATGAACGGTATCCCTATATCCCTTTCTTTCCATACGTTCTAACGCTTTATCGATATCTTGCAGTATTTCATAGCGTGAAGTATCAGTTTGTATAATCGAACCGCTCCTTTCCATAACATAATCCGAACTTTCAACTATTAAACTATCTATCAATCTATCGTTTCGCTCATCCGTCCGGAGCGTAGTGCAACACTCCTGCGCGTCAACATCGGTAAAATGACGGTGATAATCGGTCATGCGTTCACCCCTTATACTATTAATTATACAAATGTTGCGCCACCTTAAACTCAAGCGTCAGCTCACCGTTAATCGCCGCGACCATCTCGTTAGTTGCCGCCCGTACCACGTCGCGCAATTCCGCCAAGCTCGCCGCATCCGATCGCGCGACCGTTCGCATACGCACCGAATCGATTAGCGCGGTGAGGCCTGCGGACGTTAACGGGTAATAACCGGCATCGCGCCATTTTTCGCGTGTTTCCGGAATGCTGCCGTCCTCGGGCGCTTTATAGCCGGGCGCTCGCGTAGGGTCAACGATGTAGCGTTCGCGTACGATAAAGTTCAATTCATTCGATGTGAGTGCGTAGTCTTGCGTGAGTTTAACGTTCATTGCGTAACCTCCTCGTTTAATGTGATGCGGCCGTCCCATTCGGTAAATGCGCGGCGAGCTTCGGACCTACGTAAATTTTCTTCCATCATCGCGGTGTATCCTATAACAACTCGCGTGGCAATGCCGATAAGGTCCGGATCGGTCGCGCTGTATACGCCGTGACCATCATAATAGTCGCGTTGGAAAATCGTACGGTAACCGAATCGTTTACGTCTTTCCTGTAACTTGACGGTAACATAATCGGTGAACATATCGCTCTCAACTTCGCGAATCGTTACGCGGTATTCAGCGCCGTCCGGAGCCGTTACGGGAAACTTCGTTAGTTTCATGCCGCGCCCACCTTTCGCATATATTCTTCGTACGCCTTCTGCGCATACCTGTCGTGGGATAGCGGTGCCCCGACGCGTAGGCACTCGGCTATGAACGTCTCGTCACGGTCGTCACACGGGACACCCTGCGACCACAGCCGCCAGTGTACGAGTTCGTGCAGGAGATTACCGCGTGTCAGTTCCGGACCGAGTTTCACATTAGTTGGCGCGGACATGCGGATTTCAACCTTAATACCGTCGTTACTCCACGCAAATGCCGCCCATTGATGACGCCACTCGTAATCGCGTAGGACGAGAGTTCCCGTATAGTCAACGTCCCAATGTTCGCGTGCTAGATCGTTGGCGAGCGAGAGTAGTCGCAGGCGTTCCGTTTCCAATTCCGATTTCTTCATACCGCGTCCTCCTTCGATAATGTGTAAAATAGTGCAAATGATTAATTTCCAATTTTACCGCGGATAAAAATAATAGTTGACAACTCGGCGAATATGTGTTATTTTATTAAATCTTTTAAAGATATTAAAGTCTTTAAAAGATCTAAATATCTTTACTCAGTTATTCACTACGTTCATAACTTCGTATCGCTCCGGTACAAAAACCGTACCGAATCGAGATATATAACACAGATATTGGTGGCGCGTTAAGAAAGAAAAGATAAAGATAAAACCGTCCCGATGCGCCGCCGCCCGCCGACCTTCGAATCACCTCCGTGAAATTAGCGTGATTTCAACGTGAAATTAGCGTGTTTGGTACGTGAGGGGTACGTTTATGCCCCTCGGACAATTTAAACGTTAATTTCACGGTGATTTTACGGTGAGATTTAAGGAACGCTGATTTAACGGAATTGGAAACGGATTGTTTACGCTATACTTTCGTAAGTGTATAATAGTGCAAACGCAAGTTATGCGGATACCTTTTCCGTAGTATTTTCGTCAGTCAAGCGATTGCCTGTTTCGCCTGATATAACGCCGTACTTCGTTAATTCACGAGTTAATATCGCCTCAATCTCATCGAACTGCGTGTAGTCGATCCGTATTAACGGGATGCCGTTAGCGCGGCAGTAATCCGTTTTAATGCGGTCGTTGCGTTGAGTTTGGCGAAATTGGCGGTCCGCCCACTTTTCACCGCGACCTGCGAAGTCTACCGGGCGAAAGTGTTGTTCTCCATCATACTCAATTAGGACTGTAACTTCTGATGATGATTTACATTCAACTGCGAAATCAAAAGGCAATGGGGACTTGTTTTTACAATCACCGAAACGGAACTGCTCAGTGAAAGAGATGAAATTTTTATTTAAATAATTGCGCACTTCTCGTTCGCCCTTTGATTCACAACACCTTGGACATCTTGCCCCCGTAATAAAGCTATCAGGTCTTATTTTCCAAATATGGCCACACTCATTGTGCCTGTGTTCCACCTTTGTTCGGCCATTGATGTATGTTCCAATTATTGAATACTCACTTCCAACTAACGATGTCACTTTTTGTATATACTCTTCATGTGTTCTCGTTATACTTTTGTGGTAACAAGCAGGGCATCTTGAACCGTTAAGGATACTGTTGGGAGTAACATCCCAGATGTGTCCACACTTATTATGCCTGTGAGCAATATGAACATTGCCGTGCACGTAAGGAGACATAACTGAATACTCATCTCCGACCACACTTCTAATTCTTTCTATATAGTCGGTTCTTGTTTTAGAATTGTTGTGACAATAAGGACATCTCGTACCACTTAAGAAACTACCAGGACGAGCCATCCACTCCCTTCCGCAATCAATGTGTATATGTAGCGCCTTATTACGAGCCCCTTTGTACTCTCCAAGAAACACGTATTCTCCCTCGGTCTGAATCCGTACATATTCCCTGTAAGACTCGGACGTCCACGCTCTTGTCAGTCTATTTACTTTGGGCCTACGTACACATCCCATGCATTGAGACTTCCTACCACCCGCGGAGATCCCCTTGTGAAACTCCGTCAGCGCCTTCACCTCGCCGCATTTCGTACACGCCTTCGCGTCAACCTCTACCGGAGTCCCATCCGGACCAGCTACCGTTTTCTTAACGATCTCGACACGTTTCCCTCGCGCCACCTTATCGCCTCCTATTTTCGCGTTCAATAGTACCGACAGTCTCCGAATTGATTTCGCACCAATTTCGATAAACTTTTTTCGAGTACACTAAATATACGGACAGAACTTTCGCGTTTTGGGACATCGGCTCAAAAAAAAAACGCACACCTCCGGAGAGATGCGCGTATTATTTATTCAATATCATTTAACCGTTCGAGTGGCGAAAATTTACGGTGCTGTTTCGCGATATCCGTTCCGAACAGCGATACGTACGTTTGTACCATTTCCACCGTCGTGTGGCCGAGGATCTTCTGTAGCGAGAACGCGTCGCCACCGTTCATAATATAAAACTTCGCAAACGTATGACGGAAAGTATGCGGACTCACACGCACGCCTTTGATATTCGCAGCGATGCCGATTTTCTGTATGTTCTCCTGCATCGTCCGTTTCTTCATCGGCGTATTATCGATATTAACGAACAGGTAATCGTGTTCTAACGGTCCGCGAACCGAAATATACTTTTTAAGCTCCTTCTCTAACGTTACCTGGAACGGAACATAACGTTCTTTCCGCCCCTTGCCGAATATTTTAATGATGCGCTCTTTCCATATGATATCCGTTATCTTTAATCGTTCTACTTCGGATATGCGAATTCCCGTTTCCAATAGCGTCAATAACAGTACGTAATCGCGGTATCCGGTAAACGTCGTTAAGTCCGGAGTCGACAACAGCTTCTTAATCTGCTCTTTCGAAAACGCCGGAATAATCCGCCGCTCCGCTTTAATCAGCGTTACGTGTTCCGCAGGATTCGCGGACAGGTATCCGGCTTCGTATAGATATCGGAAGAATGTCCGCCATCCTTTCAAATTCGTATTCACAGTTGAGTCCTTAACGCCGGACTCCTTCTTCGCGAGTATACATTCCTTGAAATTAGCCTCCGTTACATCTATCGGTCGCTCAACGCCGACGATATTTAGAAATTTAACGAGTTCTTTCAGCGAGTTATCGTAATATTTAACGGAGTATTCGCTTAGATTCTTGACGCGGCAATTATGCAGAAACGTTGCGATTGCTGTATCGAAGTCTAACGCCTCCAACGGATATTTACTTTCGCCGTCTTCAACGTATGCTTTAATCGTATTCGGACGTCTAGTGCGTTTTGTTACCGCCAAAATTAAAAACCTCCCTACGCGTAATATTCGGAATTTACCGAAAATAACGCGGTAGCGAGGTAAGGATTTCGTATGAAGGATCGGATTTTGCGCGCCACACGTCTGCCGTAAAAATGTACGTATAGGCTACCGTTAGGCGACCGTAAAACCGCGGAATATCAACGCTTAGGCTATCGGACAGGCTCACGTTCACCTGAACCGTGCGCGTCTGCCAATTCCGCCACGACCGCAAGTAT